CAACGAAGAAATCGAGCTGCTCCTCTATTACTTCTAGTATTGGCCATTGCTCTTAAGCAATCATCTTTGGATATAAATTTAGCTGGAGGCATTAATCGTCGTCTTCGTCTTCTAGGTCTACATCTTCTACATCCTCTAGATCTTCTAAGTCTTCTTCTACCTCTTCGACTTCTAATTCATCGTCTAAGGCCTTTTCAATAACAGCATCTAATGCTTTAGCATCATCTGTTACTTCATCTTCGTCATAGTTTAAGATCTCTAATGGAACATTTCTAACTCCTCTTGCAGTGTTCTCCATCTCTTGAAGTCTTCTAGCAGTATCCTGATCTAAGATATCAAGCTCTGTTACTGTATAGTCTCCTTCTCCTACTACTCTAATACGTCCTACCTTAGGCTTTACATCTGAGCAGTTAACACAGAAATCGTATCCGTATTTTTCTAATCGGAGCTTTGGCATATCATTGCCACATCTTGTACAAGGAATCATTTCTAAATTCATAACCGTTTTTGTTTATTAATTATACCTAAATATAAGAACAATAGTCTTCTTAGGCAACTATTTTTTAACTTCTTTTAAGCTAGTTATTACATTCCAAACCTGCTCAGGTGTTTCAAAGTCAACTGTAATCATTTTCTTTCCGTCTGAGAGATCTATCTTTCCATCCCAATTGTCTATGGTAGGTACTTGATATAAATAATACTGTATTAATGCAAATTGTTCTTTGCTGAAGTGTATCTTAAATAGATTTTCTATTATTTGTAGGAACTTCTCTTCGTAGATAGACATATCTACTCCGATCTCTTCTTCCATGAAGTCTCTCCTATCCTCTATCTCTCTTAAAAGGATAATGTTTTCTATGAAGAGTTTCTTTTCGATTACCTCTCTAGCCATATCCTTTTCCTTTATACTAATACTAGCCTTTAAGAAGCTGTTTAGTGTTTTCCTTAAGTCCTTCTTGTGTACCATACGTGTAGTTCTTTACTTCAAAAATTGTTAGAAAATCGTTAACTGGTAACTGTTTTGATAATGAGAAGAATTTTACTGCTTCTTCTCTACTTGCTGCATGCAATACTCCTATTGGTTCTTGTGAAGGATTATTTTTTGAATAAAAACAAAACTGTGGCATAATTAATTTATTTAGTCGTTACTTGATTGTGCTGCTTGATTTAAAGCATTGATAATAATCTTATCTAGATATTCGATATAGATAAAGAAACCTATAATCGTCTTATCCTTTAGTTCTCTGTCTCTCTCAACTGCTAAGCCTAGTTGTGATAGTCCTTGATTCAGTTTAGCTCCTAACTCCATAGCGATGTCGTCTTGTTGTTGCTTAGACATCCCTGCAAAGGTAGTTGGAAGGAATTGTACTTTGATTCCTTTCTTATTTGGATCTTCGTTTACATCTATCTTAAGTACAAATTTATTTCCTTTGAAATTTACTTTTGTTACTTCAGATAACATCTCTTTTATTTCGTTGATTAAGCTCATATGTTTTTATTATAAATAGTTATTACTATGCAAATATAAACTTCTGTGAAGCTATTAGTGCATCTGTGGTTAACTGTTTTTTATATGTCTGCATTATATTCTCTTTCTTCTTTATATCAAATGTAAAAGGTCCGTAACTAAAAACACCTTCTTCGTTTTGATCTACAACAGTATGTATATTTTCTATTAAATTCCTTAACTCTGCATTAAAACTCTCTTTTAGTTCTGAATACTTAAAAGAAATTACAATATCTTCTTCTATTTCTGAGTCTATATCTGTAGTTACTATCCTTGTGTTAAAGTCTGTAGGATTAAAAAACTCCTTTACAGATTCCCAATACTCTTTAGTATACTTCCATCGAAGATTACTGTAGTAGTGTGCTTCAAACTCTATCCTATTTTTAAGTTCCTCTGCAACTTGACTATCTGTTAGGTACATTTTCTTACAATAAGGCTCTAACCATTGAAGTAATTCAAAATTAACCATTCTATCTATCTCTACCTTAAATGCTATATTATAGACAGGTTGTGGATGATGTCCAAAGAATCCCCACTTACGGATAAATCTCTTTAACTCTTGCATGTCTGCTTGCTGCTGTAATTCATTCTTATACGCTGCATCTGCATTAGTTTTATACCAATCTGTACCTCTACTTGATACGCAAGTAAAATGGTATACACAAGCATTCCAAGTCTGTACCATTTCTAAATCACAAAGCTCCATTCTAATAATAGTATCAGAGTCTTCTCTAGAGCATCTGAATTGTGTGTCAAAGCCTCCTAGTATATCAAACCATGTCTTTTTATATACAGCAAATGGAGCAAAGTGTCCAACCATGGTAGGTCTATTCTCTTTTTGTAACTCATCTACAAATAAATTAAAAGCTTCATAGTCAAATTCTTCAGGAGTAATTCCAAAGTCTTTTACAATCTTTTCTGGAGAGCCTGGATGAAGTGGAGGTTCTATTCTAGCCATCGACAATACTCTCTTCTCCGATGTTAGATTTTCTAATATATGTTTATCAAAGTCCTTACCTACTACCATGTCTGATTGTAAGTAACATACTAGATCATTCTTAGCTGCATCAAACATTACTGATATGTTCCTTTGCCCCCCTACAGGGTAGGGGTTAGGATTTTTACATATACGTAAGTTACTTATAGAGCTTTTGTACTCATTAAGTGCTTCGTATGTATTTTGATTGTCTGAATCTATAAAGATTAATACTTCATGTTTGTCTATAGTAGTATGATCTATTAAAGAATTCAGTAATAGTTTTGTATACTCTCTTTCGTTGTTAGCTGAAGCTATGCAAAACGTAATTGATTTCATATTACTTTTTTCTTAAAACCGCTAAGTAATTTATTTGTGAAGGATCTAATACTATCTCTACTAATTCAAAGTTATCTTGAATATCTTTGTTCTGTTGGTCATTTAAGAAGCTTGAGTATAATTCTCCTGTAGATAAAGTCTGTAGAAATTCTTCTGCGATTAATGCATTATCGTATTTAAACCATCCTCTTGACTTAAGTGGATTTTGTATATCTTCCATAAAGTAGTACCCTCCTGATTTTAACACTCCTATAGCTTTCCAAAGACTCACCATCATATGATTAGGCCAGTGGCTTCCGTCTTCAACTACAAAATCAAATCTATTAGGAAATAATTCATTTAACTCATTCCAATCATCAAAGCTTCCTTGATCAGCATAAATAAAATTAACACCTTCACTGTTTAGTTTAGTAATATCCTCTAACTTATCTCCTATTTTATGCCCCCAGAAGTTATCTACAGCATATAGATCTAAGTCTTTAAAATAACTTTTCCACATCTTAATAGATGCATAAGGAAATCTCTTATCACAAACACCTATTTCAAGCATACTGATAGAATCGTTTTTACTACTGTTCATATATTTTTCATAAGTAGTTGAATAATGCCAACTTCTATGTGTGGCGTATTCTGTTCCCCATGATAAATTTACTGAATCGGATGTTCCTTTATCTGTTTCAAATTGATTTGCTAATTCTGATAAAGATTTCTCCGGGCTGTGGTAAGGGTTATTGCTGTTTGTTTTTAAAAATAATTCCATTTTTTTCTAATTGTATATAAGTGTTAATAATTCCTTGTTTTAATCCTACGAAAGCTATTGGAAGCTCGTTATAAATTCCTATGTAATTCTGTCCTGGTAAAGGATCTTGTATATTGATTGGTACTTTATTTATTGATAAGTTATTTATTTGCTGAGCTATATTACTTAACGAGACAGTATCATCATATATACAATCTACTTCTTTCAGAAGATCTTTTCCTACGATATAATACTCAATTATAGAGATTAGATCAGGCATATAAATAAAGTCCATTAACTTATCTTGATGTATAACTATTGGATCATTATTTAGATAGCGTTGTATGTTAGATTTAATAAAGCGTGTATCTTTTTCTTTTTCATCAAACACAGCATATATTCTTAAGTTGTAAAAACTATCATACTTGTGTATAAGCTTATTTATTATCTTCTTACTAAAGCCATATGGAGTATATTCTGTTCTATATTCAGCTCCTGAACCAAATGATATTAATTTGTTAAACTGTTCTTTTTTTCTGATTAAATTATAGAACATAATCAAGTTATAGAAGCTAACAGTCTCATCTTCTTCTTTCAATCTATTTCCTCCTAGTGTTGCAGTATGTATTACAACATCAAAATATTTTCCTTCAAAAAAAGTATCTACAGATTTAGAATCAAATAAATCCAGTTCTTCTCTTCCAGGAGCTATTATATGATACTTCTCCCAAAGCCTATTAGCAATACTCTTTGCTATGTATCCGTTTCCTCCTGTGATTAATATTTTCATCTATAAATTAAATACATCTGAGATATGCATGTCAGTTAATTCTCCTGGTATTATTCTACCTTCAGAGTCTATTCCTTTATGCACAACCTTTGGTTCGTGAATTTCATATGGATATGTAAATAGTTCGCATACAACTGGACCTTCTGTAGAGTAAACTTGTGGTATCTTACTATCATACTCGCTATTAGATCTTATACCTATGTAGGGTAGTCCGTAAGCTTTACATATCTTTTCTAAGTCTGGGAAGCTTATTCCACTCTCTTTACCTGATGCAACTTGTGTACCGTTGAAGAAAGCTTGCTGAGTTATCTTAATAGATAGGTACCCATCGTTGTTTATTACAAATAACTTAACTGGCACTTTGTGATGCACTAAGGTCTGTAACTCTTGAATGTTCATCTGTAAGCTTCCATCTCCTTCTATGCATGTGATGTCTTGTCCAGGGCTTGCAAATGCTGCTCCTATTGCAGCAGGAAGCCCATACCCCATACTCGCACAGCCTACATTTGTAAATAACCTCTGACCTTGCTTTAGTTGGTAGGTCTGTAGTGTTACTACATGTGCAGATCCATTACTGGTTATAATTGGTGCTCCGTTATCAAACTCTTTTAACCTATCCGTAAAGTAATATGCACTGGCATAGTCCTTCATATTAATATGCTTATCATAGAAATACTTCTGTGTAGATCTTGTACCCTTAATATAGTTTTGCCATACTGAGATATCTGGATTGGTAAGTACTTTTCCTTCTATTTGTTTTAAGAACGTATTAATGTCTCCTAGTATCTTTTGCTCTATATTAAAAGTATGCTTATTAGATTCATACTTATCAATATCAATAAAGATCTTTTTAGCATTTGGAGCAAATTGAGGTGTATTATACCCTGTCATCTTTACACTCAACCTACTTCCTAGTACTATAATAAGGTCTGCTTGTTGTACAATCGTATTAGAAGTTATTTGTCCTAAGATTCCAATACGTCCTGCATAGTATTCGTAAGTATTATCTATACAATCCACTCCTGAATGTACTCCGGAGATTACCGGTATGTTAGTTTCTTTTAATATCTTATCGAAGAGATCAAAACTATTTGAAAGTCTTATTCCATTTCCAACTAAGAATAATGGCTTTTTTGCTTGCTTAATATGCTCTAGGAATGTATTAATTTCTTCCTCCGGTATTAAACTCTCTGTCTGAGATGCTTCTGTAGGCTTTAAGTCTTCCTCTGCTACTTCAGCTCCTTGTATATCCAAAGGAATATCTATCCATACTGGACCTGGCCTACCTCCTACTGCTATACTGTATGCTTTTTCTAATTCAAATAAGATATCTCTCTTATCTGTAATCATTGTAGCATACTTAGTCATAGGAGTAACTGCTGATACTATATCAAATTCTTGATCTCCTATTTGTCTACAACCGCTCTTACCTACTGTCTGGGATAGAGATACTTGCCCTGATATGAATAGGGTAGGTATGCTATCTAACCAACATCCTAATACGCCTGTCAGTGTATTAGTTCCTCCTGGTCCTGTTGTAACAATACAAGCTCCTACATCTTGTTTCAACCTTGCATAACCTTCAGCAGCCATTGCAGCAGATTGCTCATGATGAACACATACGTAGTCTAGATTTTCTGCCTTACCTAAAGAGTCTATTAGATGTATACAACCTCCTCCTGAAACTGTAAATACATGTTTGATCTTTTTAGATTCTAAAAATTGTATTACTATATCAGATACTTTCATTTGCGAAAAGTGCTATATCTTTTAGGGATTGTTCCCAATTTAAAAATCTAATTGCTTTATCATCTACATAGCAGATTGCTCTAGGCTTCTCTGCTGTAACCTCAGCAATATAACTATCCATATTATACTTTGCAAGCCAAAGCCAAACTAATTCTATACCTGTCTTACCATTTATTAAAGGCCTATCTGCTTTTGCTTTAGCAGTATAGAGTACAATCTTATACTTGCTTGCTAGAGTTTTTAAAGCTTCTAAAGAACCTTCTATAGGAGTTCCGTAAATAGTTCCATCGTGAAATCCTAATTCATGGCTATGTATAACTCCGTCAAAATCTACTGCTACAGTATTTGACTCTTCTGATAAAACTTTATTACTGTAATTCATTATTTAGAGGTTATAGATTGATTAATACGGTCTTGAATCATTTTGATTCGTTTGATATCTTGATTTGCTAAAGCTGTATAGTATTCATGCTTACTTGTCATCCATTCATATTCAAACATCTGAGCTTTTGATAAAGCTCTTGATAAGTTCTTTAACGCTATTGAAGGATCAAAGATACAGTATCTAGTTTCAAATTTGTCTAGTAACCCTTCTGAGTGTAATTTTTTAAGGAAGTCTAATGACTCAATAGATACAGCTCCTCCTAAACAAGCTTTTAGTCCATTAGCTTTTGCTTTAGTAAATACTTGTTTTGCAAGTTTATAAACCTCTTCACTGTTTACATAAGACCTATCCTTACCCATTGACGATACTAAGTCAACTCTACCTACAGTTACTCCGTATAAGTCTTGAATCTCAGGAATAGATAATATCTTATCTGAATTATTCATAGCAGTAATTGTCTCTAGGTTTACGTTTAATTGTAAGGTACTTAGAACATCTTCTGAGATATGAGCTTTGGTGGCTTGTAAGAACTTCACTAATCCAAATTCAGACTCAACCATAGGGGCTACAATTCCTTTTACTCCAATAACAGTAGAGTCTTTTAAATCTCTAATTGCTTCTGGACCTCCGATCTTTAATGTAACTTTAGTATTAGCTTCATTACATACTTGCTTAAGCCTAACTGTTTCGTTAAAGGTAGCACCTTCATCTTCGAAACTAGTTTTAATACCTACTAACCCTTCGTTATCGATAAGGTCAGCTAGGATTTTTACGCATTTTGATTCTCTTGTGTTCATATTTACCAGATAAATTTTTCTCTACTATTTTCTACAATATACTTTAATTCAGTATCAAAGTTAATTTGAGGCTTCCATCCTAATGCTCTTAGCTTATCATCATTCAAAGCATACCTAACATCCTGTCCTTGTCTATTACATGAGAAGTCTATAAAGTCTTCTAGTATGTAAACCTGATCCTTATTATACAATGTAAGAACTTTTTTGATAGTATCCAAATTACTTTGTTCAAATCCTCCACAAATATTAAAGATTTCATTCTGTACTCCTGATTCAATAATTGTTATAACTGCCTTGGCAGTATCCTGAGCATGAAGCCAAGTCCTTATTGGAGTACCTCCATTATGTAGAGGAATCTTTTTTCCTAGTTTTAAGTACTTCAAAGCTTTAGGAATTAACTTCTCAACATATTGCCCTATTCCGTAATTGTTTGTTGGTCGAACTATTACATATGGAAGATTATAAGTCCTACCCCATGCCGTTACTAACATATCTGCTGCTGCTTTAGTAGCTGAATATGGATTAGAAGGTTTAAGTAGATCTGTTTCGATATGCTCTCCCTCTTCAATATCTCCATATACTTCGTCTGTACTGAAGTGAAGGAGTATAGGTTTAGATACGTTCTCTCCTCTGTGGTTCTTAATTAACTCTAATAGGTTATGAACTCCGTTTATATTTGAAGATACAAAATCATCTGAATTAGCAATTGAATTACCTACATGAGTTTCAGCTGCTGTATTGATAATATAATCGCAATCGTATAAGAACTTTAAATCATTTATATCACAATCTACAAAAGAAAAGTTACTGTACTCTTTGAAATCTTTTAGTAGAGTTTTATTAGCTGCATAGGTTCCTTTATCAACTCCCTTAACATACCATCCTTTATTAAGACATGCTCTTGTTATATAGGATCCTATAAACCCTAAGCACCCTGTTACATAAACTACTTTCATTTAATCAAAAAATTTATCTACAATTGTTCCAATGTATTCTATTTGCTCTAGTGTAATGATTGGAGAACATCCTAAGAAGAAAGTATCTGTTGTTACTTTTCTTGATACTGGATATTTTTCAATTACTTCTTTTGAATCAATCAAATGAGAGTATCCTGGTTGAAGCATTATGTTACCTGCAAAGTAAGGTCTTGTTTGAATCTTATGCTTCTCTAAGAATTGACAGAACTCTGATCTTGTAAACCCTACTCCGTCTCTTAATGTCAATGCAACTGCAAACCAATCTGGATCTGATTTAGCTGTAGCTTTAGGAAGGATAAATTTATCTTCATACTTCTTAAAGATATCGACAATTGCTTTATGATTTCTTCTTCTTAGTACTCCAATCTCTTCTAACTTACCTAACTGAACATTACCCATTGCTGCTTGTAACTCAGTTGGTTTTAGATTGTACCCAATCTCTTCGTAAGTATATTTGTGATCAAATATCTCATTAGGTAGACTTGGTAACCAATTGCTAAATCTAATACCGCATGAACCACATTCTAAAGCATTTGCTTTACCTTGACAGTAACATCCTCTACCCCAGTCTCTAAAACTTCTTAAGATCTTTTCTGTTTGAGCATCTTGACAAGCTACAAATCCTCCTTCACCCATTGTAATGTGATGTGCTGGGTAGAATGAACATGAAGCCATTTTACCAAATGATCCTAACATCTTACCGTCATAGGTTGTTCCTAAAGCATCACAGCAGTCTTCTAATAAGATCAAATTGTATTTATTTACAATTTCCATTAATCGATCCATGTTAGGTGGATTACCTAATACGTGAGCAAATGTAATTACCTTTGCATCTGGATGATCAATACATGCTTGCTCTACTTGATCTAAATCTAGGTTAAGAGATTCTAATTCAATATCAACAAAGATTGGTGTAAAGCCTACCTGAATGGCAGGACTAAGTGTTGCAGGGAACCCTGCTATTGGAGTAATAACTTTAGTACCTTTTGGTAAGTTCATTCCTCTTTTTGATGTTAAAGCTAACATCATTAGTAGATTAGCACTTGAACCGCTATTAACAATAACTCCGGTCTTTTGTCCTAGCTTCTTAGGAAACTTTCTTTCGAACATTGCTCCTTCTTTTCCTAGAACCAGCCATCCTTCTAGCATAGTTCTAACAACTGCTTGTGCTTCTTGTCCATCAAAATAAGGTCCAGCATATTGGACTAAGTCCTCTCCTGCTACCCATTTCTTCTCGCTATCCTTTTTTGTAATGTACTCTTGTACTAAATTTAAAATACTATCCATAACTGGTTTATAAAGTGTTGTAATAATTATTCTGCCTTTCTTGTCTGTCAATTGTCTTTGGATGGTACAAAGCCCATTCCTCTTCTACTGGAAGCATACCATGTATTTTAAATCCTTCTAATACTTCGTGTACTTTATTTTTCCATCTAATGTGAGGAGCATTTTTATAGATTCTCATTTGCCAATCAGCCCAGTTCACCCATCCTTTTTCATTTACATGCCATCCCCATTTCTGAATATGCTCTTGAGTTAAACCCTCTACGGTATTTACTCTAGGAACTCTAACCATATCAACATCGTTAGTGCTCAACATTGTAGGAAGGTTTTGTATTAAATTGATATGAGGAATCTCATCAGCATCTATCTGAAAGATATAATCTCCTGAGCATACTTTAAAGAATTTATTCTTCCAATCGGCAAAGTGTCCTTCAAATTGACTTTCGATTAACTTAATCCAATTTGCAGAAGAAAATCTATATAACTGATCTTGTAACTCTTGAGACATTTTAGGACTATCTGCTAGTACTACTATCTCGTCTTGTTCTCGTTTGTTTGAATGAAGGAAGTTGACTAGTCTTTTCACTTCCTCCAATTCGTTACAAACTGTTATTGCATAACTTATTTTCATACTTAAATATATGAAATTTATTCTTTATCTGCAACTTCTACATCAAAGAAGTTGATAGCATCTAATGCTTCCATAAAGTCTTCTTTCTCAAAATGTTTGATATTTTTCATATCCATTTTAGTTGTTTGACCTTTTGGGAACTTAGCTTTTTCTTCTTCTAAGATCTCTATAGAGTTTACTGCAGCCCATCTCCAATTATCTTTTGAATTTCCATCTAGGAATACCATTCCTTTCTCAGGAAGAGTAACTGTGGAAGGGAACCATACTTTCTTATTCTCATCAACGAACATAAGGTCTTTATACAGTTCTGGTGATGCTTCTAAAGTCTTATTAACTAATTCTCCTCCTTCAACCATTAGAGTCGAAGTTGAATATCCACAACCAAAGCAAAAGCTTGTTGTTACTTCTTCTGTTACTGCTTGTTCATAGCAAGCATTTCCTCCACAATGTGGACAGATTGACATTTTTTCTTCCATTATAATTTTTTCAATTTAGGTAATTCTATTTTCTTAAGCGTAGGTAGCTTTAATTCAACTTGTTTAGGGAATTCAGGAATAGACTGTGTTAGAAGATTATCCAACGTCTCTCTCATCTTATCGTAGGAGAACTCAGTTCTACTTCTATGCCCTTGTCTTTTAGCTAATTCTTTATAGGCTTTATAGTCATCAAAGACATCTTTTAATGCCTTACCTACTAGTATATCGTCTGGTGTAAACCATTGACTCTCTCTTAAGATCATCTTATCAATTGCAGCTGATGGATGTACGTTTGTAAGTTGTCCTCCTATCTGTTTTGTGAACTTATTATCTAGGAAGTCTGTATGCCCTGACCATCCTGATACTATAATTGGTTTATTTACTAAACTAAATTCAAGTAATGGTCTTCCAAATCCTTCTCCTTTTGTTAGAGAGATCATTGCTTTTACCTTACCGTGGTTGTATAGTTCATTCATCTCACCATCAGATAGTTCTCCATGTAGAAGGTATATGTTCGGTAACTTACCCTTCACAGTCTTTCTTATTTCATCAATTTTATCCAATACAGCTTCTCTATCCATAATAGATGTTCCTGAACCTGCCTGTACTTTTAATAAAAGGGCTGGTGGTGTTTGTTTATTTTTAAATGTTTCTAAGAATGCTTTGATAGTATATCCAATATTTTTTCTATCCTCTCCTAATACTCCTGGTAGCCAATGTCCTACTACTAAGAAACAAAACATCTCTGGAATTTCATTTAAGTCTAGTTTAACTGGTAATGCCAATGGCATATACTTCTCCACATCTGCTCCTTCAAATACTACTTCAACTCTAGTAGTTAATTCCACTACTCCGGTTACTTGTCCAGTTCTTTCGTCCTGTATATTATACTTACTTTTCTCGAAAGTCTCCTTAGCATGTTGTGCAGATACTATTACTAGGTCCATATTGTTACATCCTTGAATCCAAGAAGGATCACAAAGTGTTGTTTCAATTCCTGCTGTTACTCCTATATTGTACTTACCGACCTTTTGGAATTCATTTGGTACAGTAATTTGTATCCAGATGTCTGGTTGTTGTGTTAGTTGTGTAATAACTCTAGAATGTAATGATTCATTCTTATGATCTTTTAAATATCCAAATCTAGTATTACCCCATCTTTGTGATAATATTTTTACATCATACTTGTCTGTATCAATGATTGACTGTACAAAGTCTCTTGCTCTTGCTCCGTATCCTGAATATGTATCGATAGGGCAACTTACTACTAATGTAGGTTTACTCATAACTAATATATTAATTTATGTGTGATGTATTTTTTTGGTCTGTCTGTAATTTTATGTAGTTCAAATCTAGGTCTAGGGACAAACTTCTCAAATGATTCATCCATTGCATCAATTACATTCTCACACATCTGACGTGCTGACATTCCTGATTCATCTGATGTTACCCATTCTCTTGCTAAAGCTCCTCTTCTATCTCTTTCCTCTTTACCCATGTTATAAACTTCTTCTAAAGCTTTTGCTACGTCTTCTGGTTTACATCTATCATCGAAGATATAAGGAGTCGGAACTGAGCCAACCATTGAAATGTTTGAAGGGAATACAGGGACTGCCCATTCTCCACACTCCTTATATGTTCCTCTATGATTAGAAGGGAAGTCAGGAGTAAAGTCAATCCACTTACCATTCTCGTCTGTAAATCTCATCTGATCTTGCATACCGCCTGTTACGTTAGCAATAATCATTTTTCCTGCCATCATAGTTTCTGTTAGAGATAATCCCCATCCTTCGTTAGAAGTGATAAGCATTCCAACATCTGCTATATTATAAAGTAAGTTCATATGCGGAGTGTCTAATCTCTCTTGTGAGAAGAATACATTTACATAACTGTCATCACAGATAGCTTCTCTTACTGCATAAAGATCTGTACCATTTTCATCCACAGCTTGTGTATGCATTACAAGAGCACATTTCTTAGCTTTCTCTTCTCCGATTAAATCACAGAACATTCTATAAGAAAGAATTACATCTCCTGGAGATTTTCTTCTGATGTTCCTAGAATTAAAGAATGCTACGAATTCGATATCTTTTCCTTGAAATAGATTCTTTTTAAACTCATCTAAGTTTTTAATATCCTCTACTGAGGTCATTGGAAAGAAGTGTTCGTGGTTTATTCCATGAGGTACGTATCTAGTTATTTTACCCTTAACAGCATCTCCTAAAACTATTTCATTAATATTTTTAGTTTGTTTTGAGATTGCCATTAATAAATCACATGACTCGTAGTAAGGTCTGTTGTACAAAGGTGCTGGATAGTCATCCCAAATGTTTAAGTACATCAAAGGAATTTCATTTCTAATCTCTCTTTCTATTTCAAACAACCAAGTCCAGTATCTTGGATCAGTAAAGATGAAAATAGCGTCTGGTTTTTCTTGAGCGATTAAACCTCTTATTTGCATTGCTTCACCATAGCCGTTGTTAGGGAGTACCTTTACATCAGCATCTTCTATACCGTTTAACTTATTTATCTCAGCTGATATATCAAATGCTTTACCTACTTCTGGATGATTGATGGCTGCTGCTAGATTAACCCAGTTGAAATGATGAGCTGTTCCTACAACAATCTCTCTGGCCATAGTTGCGATACCGGAATGCATCCTAATATCATCGCATAACAAAAGAATCTTTTTACGATCCTCTTTCTTAACATAACGAAATTTTTCTTTCATGTAACTATTTTAATTTAATATTTGTCTGTGTGTGAAGCTTTTGTTTAAACCCCTCTTCTGTAAGATAGAGAAAAATTGCTCTGTCTACAAGCTTCTGTAGAGAAAATTTATGCCTTACGCATTGCTCTTTAAATTCCTGTAGAAGATCTTCTTCTACTTTAACCGATGTTAATTTTTTAGTGTTCATTGTTTATATAATTATATGTATATATAAATATACCCTTATCCTAAAACACCTGCATGGCAATGCTCTGTTCCTTTAAATTCACAAAACATACAGTTTGACTTAGAAGGAGTCTTGTCATACTCTTTATCAATATACTGTCCATGACTATCAAAGGCATCGTTAATAAACTTAGAAAGTGCTGTAGTAGCTTGACCTCTCTTAATCTTTCCTGAAGGAGGAATAAATTCTTGAACTCTTCTTCCCATTACTGCAAATTCTGGATTGGCAGGAACCTTTCTCTTAACAATAAAGTACTTTACATCTACCTTATCAACATCTATACCGAATTGTCTTGCTAAAAATTCTTTGTAGAGTAGTAACTGTGCTAACTTCTTATCATCCTTCTTTGCATAGTCATTCCATCCTGAGGTTGATGTTTTGATATCTAAAATAATATACTTATCATCTTGCTCATCATAAAGTACAATATCGATATACCCTTTGAAGAAAACATTCTCAGCTATCTTATGTACTAGTGGAATTTCTACTCCAACCAGCTTATAGTACTTGGTACCGAAGTAAACAGAGCGTTTCTTACGAACGTATTGTAGTATTTCAACTCCATCATTATGAAACTCAGAAAGCTCTTGAGAGGTAGAGAAATGTTTTCCATACTTCTCTTTCTCTTCAGCATAGATACTAAAGATTTTTTCCTGTAACATCTGTTTGAAGTCCATTTCATTTGACTTCTTTACTGTACCTTCATAGAGTTCTGTTAACCATTCCTGCATTACTTCGTGTACTGCTGTACCAAAGACTGTATGAATGGAAGGTTTATACTCTTGTAATCCTTTAACATACTTTAATGCCCATTGGTGCGGGCAAGTATTGTATGATAGAGTTTGACTATATGAAATTGATTTTTGAAAGGAATAATCTATATCAGGCTTACAGAAGTCTTTTATCAGGCTTACCTGCTTAAGAACTTTTTTTGCCATCTTTTAAGTTTTTGATTTCTCTTTCCAAATACCATAAAGCTTTTTCAAGCTCTTGGACTGTAGCATCTTTCTTTCCAGCTCTGGCAATATACTTAACGGTATTACCTAAACAGAATCCTAAGTTCCAGGCTTCGATAACTTTTATGGCTTCGTATGGATTATCCTTTCCTCCGTAATGTTTAGGATGGTTGACTAATTCTTTTTTGAATTCTTCTTTATCAATAGTAAAGGTTGCTTCTCTATCGTTCATAATAACATTTTTATATAACTATAATATATGAAAAAAGGCCTGTAAAAACAAGCCTTAATTTATTTATTTTACAAAAAATACTGTTGTGGATAAACTCACAAAAGCTAGTACCTTATACCAGAAGGTTTTATTCCTTTGACTTTTTAATTCTTTCTTTAAATCATCAGTCATGCCTTTATATTCTCCAATTTGAACATCTTTCTGACCAATAATGAATTGATTGTTTTTGTCTTTAACAGTTAGAAAATTAATGATAGTATCTTTCTGTACTTCTCTTTCTTGTAATTTAATTACTTTATCTTGAGTAAGTTTTAATTCTAACTTACATCCATCATATTTAATTAAATCTTTTGCTGCTAGTCTTACTACCTTAGTTGGTAGTGTTACCTTGGTTGTATCTGTTTGTGAAAAAGAATTCAAGCTCAGCGTTAGAAAACTTATCAACAGTATTAATTTTTTCATCTGTTTGTTTTTTTACAATTGTTATGGTATTATCTATGTGATGTATTTCTTTTGTAATAGAAACTACATTTTCTTTTACTGAATCGATTTTAACATCGATTTGTTTATTAATTACTTGTGCTGAATCTATTTTGGTCTGTACTGAGTCGATTCTCATTTCGTAACCTTTTACATCAGTTCTAATACTGTTTGTAGTAAAAATGTTATAACCTAATAGTGCAATAACAATTAATATAAGAATGTTTTGTTTATTTAGCAACATCTCTATCTCCTTTGTGTTTATCTAACTTATCCAATATCTGAGTAAGTAATTCGTTTTTTACCACACCTACCATTGAGGCATTTTTTAGAATAGAAATTAACTGGAACACTAGGAAGGGAGCCATAATTGTCTCGCTTAACCAACCTGTTCCAGTGAATCCTTTTTCTATTGTTAATATAGCTGAAAGCATTACTACCCAAAATACAAATGTTCTTAGTACACTTAATGCTTTATAAGTTCTGAATCCTTCTCTTTTAACTCCAGCCCATACACCAAAGAACCCGTCAGCAAATATTACAAATGCTACTGAAAGGTATTGTTCGATGTTTTCTGCTGTTAGATTCATAAAGTATGAACCTATAAATGCGCATGCTGTTGTCAATGATAATGTAATTAAAAGTGAAGTCTTCATCTTATAGTTTACTATTTAACGTATTCGTAGTACTTTTTAGTTTTTTGATTTCTGTCTTCTAACCCGTGAGTACCACCGTTAATTCTTTTCGTAAGAGCTAATATGGCTGCATCGTTAATTCCTTTGTCGCATATCTCCCACAATTTGTTTTTGTCAAAGAAGAACATTGCTGATTCAAAAGAATAAGTCGTTGCTACTAGATCTGGATTAGTCATAATTTCTGGTTTGTTTAAATACTTAGCAAATGCTGCGTAGTTATCTTTACCAGTTAATTGAAGAGCACCTCTTCCTCTAAATTTAAAACCATCTCCTGATTTTTCATCTCCGTTACCCATTCTTGATGCGTAAACTCTATTGGCAATCTTTTCAGGATTTCTAGCGTAAGACTCTTCTAAGTTACCAGGAAAGTATTTTCCAAAGATACCTTGAAGTCCTTGTGCTGAATAGTTTAAGTTTTCTGAGAATGCTTTAAATCCTCCTGTTTCGTGTGACGTTTGTGCAAAGAAGTGAGCCGCTCTAACTGGTGTTAGTTTGTAAAACTCCATTGCTTTTTTCATTGTTCCAGGACCGAAAGCTCCATCTGCAGCTACTCCGATCTTTTCTTGTAAACTTTTTAAGCTCATAATCTAATTTTTATTCTTCGTTATTTGATTTGTTTCCGTTTTTCATTGCTGCAAACTTCTCTAATACATCTGGAAGGAATGAACCTAATGTGATGTACATAAATGCATCAAAGATGTACTCGTTTAATTCTAACGCTTTACCTAGGTAACCTGTTACAAGGTCTACTGCAATTGCAATTACCATTACCATGAACGACATGAATCCAATTACAACTTTCTCGTTGTAATCATTTGATTTTTTAAAGATACTGAAAAATCCCATAAAATAATTATTTAGTTTAGTTAAGATGTAACTAATTGGTAATAACAAATTTTTCATAGTAACTGGTTTAATTTCTAATAAATAGCACAAAAAAAAGAGGCACAAGGCCTCTTTGATGTTTAAGTAAAGTCTCTCTTACTCTCCTATATTCATGTGCTTTAATTCCTTTGGAAGGAACTCAGTATTGACATGGCCGCAGGCCTTGCACGCAAATACCGGAATAGGCATGTAGGTTGTTTGACCTGTTCCTGTAAGGATTCCACTTGCCTTTCTAATGTGAAGAGCTTCTTCAAAAAATGTATGGTTACATTTTTCGCACTCTACCGGAAGTGTTTGATCAATCGATAGATTCATTCTTGGTTGTTGTTCCATTGTTCTTGTTTTTCTTTACCACATAACTCGTCTACCTTTACCTCATCACCTGCAATTTGAAATACAGTGGCCGGGGTAAGGTTCGGACTTTTTTTGCATATGTCTGTTGCTTTCTCTAGAAGTGTTTTCATATTACCGGCACAATCGGAAGCACGAAGTATCTCTATGATGGTCATAGTACTTCTCTGATGTGCTGTAACGGTAAACGTTCTACCTTCTTCTAGTAACTCTTGATATTTTTTTATTGAGTCTGACATACACTTTACGTATTATTTTTTCTTAGGGTAGTACTTTCTTTTTTTCTTTGGCTTTGCTGCTTCTACTACTGCTGTTACTTCTGGAGATATTTTGTTAATCTCTTCTACCAAAGTATCGTGTGCTTCTACTACTTTTTTCATAGACTCTACCTGCTCTGTTACTTTGTCTTTCTTAGGTGCTTTCTTTGCTACAATAGGACGTAAGTCTTTATTGTACAATTCTTTAGATAACTCTACTAACTCTTGAGCTTCTTTGTTGTTGTCAAAGTCCATTTTAAATTCTTTTAAGGGCTTTGTTCCTCTTTGCATATAGTATGCAAGGAATGCTGTTCCTGCTACTATAACTAACACTAAAATAATTGATGTTAAAATTGTCATATGTTTGTTTATTTGTTAAATTTGCGCGTGACACCTTCGGTGAGGAGGTTTTGACGCCCCCTCCCCTCTCGGTCCTTGCTTACTTGCTCTCTGCTGTTGAAGCTTTTCTATAATCTGTGATTAATTTCTTAACCTCTCCGATAGACTTTCTTGCTTGTGCTTGCGATTTTTTAGTAGTTCCGTTATGGCTTGCTACAAAACTTTGATACAATTCATCGATTTGTTCGAATAATTCTTGCTTGTTCATCTTTTTTTCTTTTTAATTAATATTACATGAACTGAGAAGGATCGATTCCTGCTCCTTGTTCATCTTTTGGTTTTATACTTGTGATAACACACTCTGTGATTAACATTGTTCCTGCAACTGATGCTGCATTCTCTAAAGCTAGTCTTGTTACTTTAGTTGGATCAATAATACCTTCCTCTAACATATCAACATACTCCCCTGTTCTTGGATTAAATCCAATCCATTTGTGATTGTCAAAGATGTAGTTTACTCTCTCTTCAATTACTTCTGAAGTCTCTCCTGCATTTGCTAAGATCTGTTTGAATGGCTTCTGAAGTGCTTTGATTATAATGTCAAATCCTTTTTCTTGATCTGGATGTTGAGCTACTAATGGATGCTCTGTTAAGTGGAAAGAAGCATTTAGTAAAGCAATTCCTCCTCCAGGTAAAATACCTTCTTGTAAAGCTGCTTTAGTTGCATGAAGAGCATCATCTACTCTATCTTTTTTCTCTCTCATTTCAACCTCTGTATGACCTCCAACATGAATCATAGCTACTCCTCCGATAAGTTTTGCTAATCTGTCTTGTAAGATTTCAATCTCGTAAGGTGAAACTGTATTCTCGATTTGTTCTTTTAATTGCTCAATTCTCTCTGCAATAGCTTCTTCAGTTCCTTTACCATCTACAATGGTAGTATCATCTTTACCTACTGTTACTTTTCTTGAATTACCAAACCACTGTAAATCGAATTTGTCTAGCTTCATTCCTTTCTCCTCAGATACAACTGTACCCCCAGTAAGAGCTGCAATGTCTTCAAGCATAGCTTTCTTCTTATCTCCAAATTCAGGAGCTTTAACTGCTACTACTCTAAGAATTCCTCTCATCTTATTTACAACCAATGTCGATAAAGCCTCTCCGTCAATATCATCTGCAATGATAAGTAAGTCTTTATTTTGTTGTGATACTGATTCCAATAAAGGAAGCATCTCTTTTACGTGCTGGATTCTTTTATCTGTGATAAGGATTAAAGGATTGTTCAATACTGAAGTCATAGTATTGTTATCTGTAACGAAGTAAGGTGACTTGTATCCTCTGTTGAATTGCATACCCTCTACAGTTTCGAGATAAGTCTCTCCTGTTTTAGATTCTTCAATAGTTACTAATCCATCTCTACCAACTTTATCCATTGCTGTTGCAATAAGATTTCCTACTTCTGGGTCATTATTACCTGAGATTGTTGCTACTTGTTTGATTTGTTCTTCTTCTGTAACTTCTTTAGAGTACTTCTCTCTTAAGTATTCGACTACTGCTTTAGTGGCAATATCGATTCCTCTTTTTACTTCTACTGCATTTGCATTTTGTAGCTCAGATAATCCTTGGCTATAAATTTCTCTTGCAAGTAATGTTGCTGTTGTAGTACCATCTCCAGCCAATCTAGCTGATTCGATTGCTACTTGTTTTACAGCTTGTGCTCCAGTATTCTCAATTGGATCTTCCAATTCTACTTCTTTGGCTACTGTTACACCATCCTTTGTTGAGGTTGGATTACCTCCTTGTTGTTGAATAAATACATTCCTACCTGACGGTCCCAATGTACATACTACTGCGTCTGCTAGTTGGTTTACTCCTGATAGTAATTTCTCTCTAGCTTCTTTTGAAAAACTAATTTGTTTTGACATAACTACTCTTGTGATTTTCTGATTGTTGCTAAAATTTCTCTGTCTGGAAGTATAAAGTATTCTTGACCTTCAAAGTCAATACGGATTGTTCCTATCTTAGGAATCAATACCACATCTCCTACACTGGCTTCTACTCTAATAAATTGTCCAAATTCAGACTGGCGTCCTGGACCTACGGAAACTACTTCACCCATTTCTGGCTTTTCTTTTCCCATATCCGGAATGATAATACTTCCGAATCTTTCTTCTCCTGATTCAACAGGCTTTACAATAACTCTGTCGCTGTTAGCTGATAACTCTTGTGACATAAACTTGATTTGGTTAATAACTTATTTTAATAATATATGAATAAATATCTAAGGAAACAACTTCTAATGACCTTCTGCAAAGTTATTTGCTATCTGTGGTGGTGCCTTTAGAGTTACTCCCGGTAGTTGTGTTGTTAATTCCATCAACTCTTGAACGTAAGGCATAAACATTTCTGCTTGATCTTCTCTTACATTTATGATCAACTGGTCATGAATCTGAGCTTGTACTCTACCGTCTATTCCTAACTCTTTTGCTTTTCTATTAATCTGAATTGCTGCTCTATTCACAACCGCTGCCGCTAAAGACTGTAACTGGTAGTTCAAGCAGTTGTTTAATCCATTTCGATAATCTCTATACATCTGCATTACAGGATCTTTTCCGTACTGCTGTTCAAGACTCTTTCTAAATCTCCAATCCAATACTTGATCTCCAAACTTTTCAAAGATCAATTTCACTTTTGGTAAGTGTCTGATTCGTCCTACTTTATTTTGGATATACCCTAGCCTTTTTACTTGCTCTCTAGAGTTAACTCTCCACTCTTTTAATTGAGGAAAACCATCTAGGTAACCTGCTACAAGAGTATCAGCTTCTTTCTGAGATATGTTTAGAGTCTTTGCCAATGCATATGCTTCCATTCCGTAGGCAATTCCTAATGAATAAGCCTTAGCTTGATTTCTTTTTACTGGATCTAATTTCTTTAAAAAGATAGGAGATTTAGTATCAGGTGAAACACCATTTGGATACTTTACTTTATCTTGATCTAGCTTCTCAGTTCTTATGGCAACAGTAGAATAAAAATCCCATCCGTTGTTAAAGATCTCTTGAAGATTAATATCACCTGCTACAGAAGCAAAGCAGTGAGGTTCTAGAGAAGTATAATCATTATCGATTAACTTTCTTCCTTCTCCTGCAATTAAGAACTCTCTTACTACATTTGTATATTTTACAAGTAGTGGAGTATCTTCTCCTTCTTCTTTAGGCTTTGGTAATTGCTGAGCATCTGAACCATATCGTCCTGATACTGTACCGTTTTGTTTATAGTAGAAGTAGTATCTTCCATCCTCTTGACCATCCAGGAATCTATCGATGTAAGTTGATTTAATCTTCAATAACTTATTATACGTTCTAAGATTATTTGCCCATTCGTATGTCTTAGATAACTCCTCTAACATATCCATATCGAATTGATCTTGACCTTTCTTAGTCTGAGTAAGAGGTTTGATTCCCATATACTTGAATGCAATCTCACCTAAGTGTTTCTTAGACTGAATATTCAAATACTCTCCTTCATTCTCTTCCTTCCACATCGACATAGAGATTCTAACAACTTCCATTTCATCTAGTAGATCTAACTCTCCTGTCAGTAAGAATTGTTTTACGTTACTCTCTTCTAACTCTTCAATAGCTTTTTTAGTTAATGAATACTTTCCAGTCTTCTCACTTCTTTCTAATGGTAGGGAATGAAGCATGATTAAATTCTGTGCCCAGTTACCTTTATGTGAAGGAGGGTAAGTATATAGTGCTGTATCAACTACCCATTCTTTTGCTTCTGGAATAGCTAAGATGCTATTGATTACAATTCTCTTATTCGATTCTAAATCGTTTGTAATATCTTCTTTAGTCTTTTCTAGTAACGGAAGATCTAAAGCTACTCCTAACTCTTCCATTGGAACAGTTACTTCTTTGTAAAGAGGCATTACTTCTTCTTCAAAGAAGAATTTCTCTAGTCCTTCTTCTTTTAAAACTTTTAGGAAGTGATTACAAACCCTTAAAGTTAAATCCGTATCGGCAGCAGCATACTTAGAGAGGATTGCCATATCTGCTTTAAAGATTTCGTAAAGATCTTTTGTAGTTGATCCTCCATTTGCTTTGATAGATTCTTTTAGCTCTACCTGCTCTTTGTTGGCTGCTTCTTCTACATTCAGACCTATCTCTTTCTGAATTGAGATTGCTAATGCTTTTAGTCCAAATACTCCCATGCCGGCTCCTTCTTCCTGTACTGTATGAACAAGGAGAGCTGTATCTACCCATAGATCTTCCAATAAAGATACTCCGTAATAGTTCTTAGTAATACGGCAGTCAAAAGAAGCATTGTGCATTACCAGTTTCTTACCCTTAAGCAGCGGGAGTAACTTTTTAGTAATGTCATGTGCTCCTTTTCCGCCGATAGTACATTCCTCTAATTGATTTGTTTCTGTATTCCACTTCTGAGTAGGAAGGTAGAATCCTATTCCTTCTTCTCCTGATACAGACCATCCTACAACTTGATCCCTTCTTACATTTAGTCCAGTTGTCTCAGTATCGTAGGAAATAACCTCCGACTGATTAATATGTTCGATAAGTAAATTGACAGTTTCAATACTGTCGACGTGGTAATATTTTTTTTCTATTTGCATAACTGATTTTACTTAAACATTATTGTAGAACTATAATACTCTTTCCATTTTTTCTCGGCTGCGAAAACACAATCTGTTTGTAGTACTTCTTCCCCCCATTCGTCTACTCTGGTAAGAGCTTGGTCATAAAACCTTACATAAAGTTCTATATCAGAACCATTATCTACTATCATTTTATTTAAGACAGGAGTAAGTACTGCACAAGCATACCCTTGTCTGTACTTGTAATTATCCATTCTTCTATAGAAATCTATAGACTGCCCTACTTTAATAACCTTTCCTTTCTGTACAAGTAAGTATACAGCTTTTCTAGTCTGTCTTGACTTATAAGGCCAGTTATCTAATCTTAACTTGTTTGGATCTTCATGTGCAGAAAAAGTATTAACCTTTTCAAAACTTTGATGGACTTTCATACATAACCTTTTTTAATTTATATAATATAAAGATACGAAAAGAGCTGCGGTTAAGCAACTCTTTTTTATTAATATTCCCCGTAAAGGTCAAACTTTTCTGGCTCTGGAGGTGTCCAAGTAACTGTCTGTGTTTTAATAGCGTAGAGCTCTCCTTTTAAAGGTTCTAATCTATAAGCTCCTTTAAATTCTGTCGCTCTCATATAAGCCGATAGAGTTGGTACTAGTCCTTCAATTACTCCAGGAGGAAATCCATACCACTCTCCTTTCCAATTATCACCTGGCGGTACTCTCCTTGCAATCAACTCAAGTACTTCTTCTTGTCTTGAATTAGCTTCCATTATTGGCGTAATGTTTTTTCCATTCTGCATTTTACATCTGCAAAGAAGCTTGGGATTAATTCCTTATGTGAAGCTCTTACTGGATTAATATCTAATCCTCCTCTACGAGTGTAAAGACAAGCTACCATTAATTCTTCTGGATTGTAAGCTTCTCTTAAGTGCATGTAAACCATTTCACAAATCTCTTCGTGGAAGTGACTTACTTGTCTGTGACTTACAATATATTTTGCTAATGATTCTAAATTAGGAACAACTCCTGCTTTAGGTTTAATGTGAATAAATACATCACCCCAGTCTGGTTGATTTGTTACTCTACAATTTGATCTTAAAAGATTTGATTGTATTTTGATTACTCCAATTTCGAAATCATCATCTACTTCTTCTGTTTCCAATTGTGTAGCATCTGAATGATAAGAAGTAAATTCAATATTATCTAGATTAGCTATTTGATCCAATTGTGCATATCCTTTAAATGCATATGCTGGTCCAAAGTCTGAAGTAAACATCTCTACTTCTACATTTGTTTGTAACTTCTCAGATAAATCTCTCTTTACTCTATCTTTTAAAATTGCAATACACTCTGCTGCTGTATCTCCCATTTGAGTCATATTGAATGAATTCAAATACAATTTGATAGATTTAGACTCTACGTGAAGTTTTGAATCTGCTGGATAGTAAATTTTCAACATCCCTACTACTGGAAGTCCTTTTGTAGTGATTGCTGATACTTCGTATGCATTCCAAACATCTCCTCCAACAAATGGTAAGTTGTTATCGTCTATTCCGTATGCTTCTCTGTTTAAGTAACGAGGAATCTCTACTAATAATTCTGGATCATAAGTATCCTTATAACCTTCTCCTCCTACTTTACCAAGATGCTTTCCGGCAATCTTTACTACTTCTGCTTGATTTAATTCTGCCATGTTATTTTATATAGTTTAATATTTGTTCAACTCTTTGTTTAGGACTTCCTGATACTGTTAAGTAATCTCCTCCTAATGCTTTAATTGCTTTTAAGTTATTCTCAAATTGCTTATCGATTGCATCTCTCCATCCTTCGTTAACACTTCTTACTCCATCATCTACAGAAGCAAATTCAATAGGGAAATAAATAAAATGTGTATATTGATCCTTAACTCTCATCCAAGTATCTAAGATATAATTGTATGTACTATCAGAAATGTTTTCCATATAAGTAGAATATACTACTAGGTCTAAATAACATCTGTCAAGTATTACATCTCCTGGCTGTAGTAAAGCCTCTAAATGAAAAGAAGAAATAGCAAGCTGTGTTTCAGAAGTTCCATCTTCGTTAATAGGAAATCCATATTTACCAACCGTTCTTGTTGATTCGTTTATAAAATTAAACTCTGGAAGTCTATCTTTTAATAATTCGTATACAGTAGTCTTTCCTACTGATGATGCTCCTACTAATGCTATTCTTTTCATAACTAATTTTTTAAGAAGTCTACCCAAAGACTTACTGATATACTATGTAATATATGAAATAATTCTCCAATCTCCAACCCTTTTATAGAAACTTTTCTACTACGGAGTATCTCTCCTTCATCAACTCCTTCTGTTACTCTATGAATAACACATCCTGAGGATTCTAATCCTAGGTCGAAAGCTTTTTGCTGAGGATCTTTTCCTTTTAGTTCTGGATATTCAGTTATAAGTCCTGGATGTCCGTTATAGATTTCAAATCGATTACAGATATATGGAGGCATAATTCTCAACCATCCATGAAGAGTTACTAAAGGATTTCCATATTGGCCAAGTATCATTGACAATTCTTCTTCTGTAGGTTTATTCTCTACAAAGACTAAATGCTTTGATTCTAAAGCCGGATGAATCTTTCTAAGATGTTCTGGTCTTTCGTTTGTTACTATCATATCAGGCCATCTTCCTAAAAGCTTTGACACTTCTACGATCTCTGATCCTGTTTGACTAAAGAATGCTATCCAAGGCCTACTCATGTGATATACTTATTATTCTACTTTCATCTACAAAGATAAAATTACCTTTTACTCTTAAACTGTACGAAGGTTTTCCTGAAGTGTTATTTACTATTCCAAATACTTCAGCATCTATAATCTCATTATCGAGATTAATAATAACCATCTCTCCTACTTTATACTTTGCGTCCATTTGCAAACCATCTGAATTTGTGAATGTTCTGAAGAATCATATTCGTATCTTCTGGTACGTAATTGATTAGTTCAAATAACTTTTGAGACTCTTTTGACCATAATCCGTCTGCTCTATACTCAATTCCTTTTATACCATGTACAACTGGATTAGAAGTATCTAAAGAATAGATCCATTTATAATCTGAGTAAAAAGAAAACTCTTGAGGTAATCCACATCCTAATAAGTGATGCTTCTTCTCTTCGTTTATTACACCGTCTCTCAACAGATCTCCTAGTAGCTTAACCCTTCCTAACATCCAGCTAACATACTTGTTAGGATGAGAAATAGTATTAGTATAGTACGAATAGTCGAATGAAATTGCAATCATATCTACATTTGCAATCTTATCCATATACTCATAACAAGTCTTAATTTGACTATAAGTCTTTCCTTGAACAACTCCTATTTTCTTTCCTGGAAGATTTTTATATTTGTTATTCCATTCAGTCATCTGCTTAACAGTCTTCTTTGCATCTTCTAAAGCATCTGGAACTATATACCAATCTGGCTTTAATTCTAATACCCATCCTGCAAACTTCTCTGCATCAAAAGCTTCTTCTAATTCAAATATAGAATTATCTAAAATAATTTCTCTACCTGCTTCTTTAGCTTCTTGAAACTGTTTTAAGTATTCTGGATCTTCTTCAAATAAGTGAACAAGTGCATAGTCGTAATCAGTATGCTTTTGTACTTCTTTAAATATACTCTTCGGTGATTCGTGTGCTATCTTAATCATTATTTTCTGGTGTTATATCTTCTAAATCTTCTACTAACCCTCCTAGCTGTGTCTGTAATGTTTCCATAACTTCTGCCAGCTGACTATCAATAGATTTCTCAACTGCTTTATAAGCCTCTGATAAAGGAATCATATCTATACCTAAAGTATCAATAAACACTTTATGCTTTTCTAAATGGTCTAGTGCTGCTTGCATTATTTACTTCTATTAAATTTACTTAACTGCTCTTGAGTAAAAAACTGAGAAAGATCTGGTCGGAAGTAGTTTACATTCTTCATTACTTTTCTATCTCTTGTTCTATAAACAACGTAATACTCTCCAACTTTTTCGTAATGACACTCCTCACCTTGCTCACTCGATCTCTGAATGACAGTTGCTTTAGCGTCTTCTTCTGTTTGGCAAGCTTTTGATAGATTTGAAGCTTGAACTTCTTGATATGCTGGCCATATCTTATCCTTAAGGCCATGTAACATAGTACCGTTCCCAGTGGCAACATAAGTAATATCGCACAAAGCATCCAGAACCTCAACGATGTCTCCTGCTTCGCAAGCTGCTCTATATTCTTCCAATTCCTCAAGGATGAAATTGTATACAAACTCCCATTCTTTTCTTTCGGGGATAGTTGGTTCATAGTTATTAGGTTTGCCCATTACGGCGTTAAATTCTTCTACTTCGTCAATAAAAGGTACTTTTGGATCTGTAATCATATCTTTTTACTTTTTTATTAATATAAGAAATTGGCTCCGAAGAGCCAACTTATTATTCAATTACTTTTAGGATTTTAGATTGGTTAACTCCTACTACTGTAAAGTTAGACTCTCCTTCAAACTCTTTATAGATTTTTGCTTCAGCATCTGTTGCTGAAATTGCATCTACTAAATAAAGTTCTTTTACTCTTTGGATACGACCTCGGTCATTTTCGTGCTCCAATTGCACAGTTACTTGCCAATAATTCATAATGTTTGGTTTTTATTTACAACTATATCCTTTTACAAATTCGTAAAATTCTGCTCTTGCTGATGCTTCGTCTAAGAAACATCCTGTTAATTTTGCTGTCTTCATTGAAGCACCTTGATGCTTAATACCTCTACAGCTTACACAATTATGTCCTGCTTCAATCATAACTGCTACTCCTAGATTACCTTCACAGATCTTATCTACTGCATTATGAATTGCAACTGTTAATTGTTCTTGGATAGCTCCTCTACGAGCAAATTGCTCTACAATTCTATTCAATTTAGAAAGTCCAACTACTTTTCCATCTGCTGAAGGAACATATCCGATATGAACTCTTCCTGTGATTGTTTGGTGATGATGAGAGCACATTGAAGTAATTGGAATGTTTCCTTCGAATACTATTCCGTCATACCCATCAGAAGGGAATGCTGTGATCTTAGTCATTGGTTCAAATCGACCTGCCCATAAATCATTTACATATGCTTTTGCAACTCTCTTAGGAGTATCAGATGAATTTGGATCATTACTCCAATCACACCCTAAAGCTGAAAGGAATTGCCCAAAAGCTACTGCAGCATTCTCGATAATAGCTTGCTTTTCTTCTTCAGTTAGTCTTGCTTCTGGACCATCTATTAATTGTTTTTTTGCTAATTGTGTTGAGATTCCATTAGCGAATCCGGCTTGTACTAATTCTGTACCGTCGATAAATTTTTTATTTGACATATAAGATTGTTTTTATGGAGGTTCTACGACTCCGTTTTATTTAATATAACATTTTTTATTCTATCCTGCAACTATTTTTTCAAATAATCTTGAATAGTTTCTGAATCATTTCTTTCCCAAGGGTAAACAATCCACTCTGTTCCTACTTCTTTTGAATAGAAGTCTGGGGTAAATATTGCTGTTGGTTTGTAATGAAGCGTTGCAGTATACATTCCAATAGTCTTTTTTAACGTCTCTCCTGTATCACAAATGTCATCTACAACAAGAGTATCTTTATTTATTCTACTAACGAAAGGTATATGGAGCTTGTGGGAGATCATTACTGCTGGTATTAACCCTCCTCTTTGAATACCTGTTATCGATTTAATTTCTGCTCCTGATGAAGCTATTGTCTGACATAAATCTTCTACTAAGATATTAATATCATCCCAGCTTAAATAAACTTTGTTTCCTATTTTTAGTGCCATAACTAGTTAAGTTTTACTTGATAATCTACAAACGTTGCTTTCTTTGGTGCTTCATTTAAGAAATAGAAAGCAAGTGTTTTATTTTTAGTTTTGATAATTTTATAGAAAGCTGTTGGTATAGCTGCACCTGCAGGTACTCTTTTAGGTACTTTGTCAAATACTATTTTTATTTCTACATTGACTGGTCCTTCTGAAAAGGCTAGAAGTCTTTCATAGTCTTCTAATAATCTCCAATGAACTCTGTTCAGTCTTTCATTCTGTAGGGTACAGTTTAAGTATGAAAATGTTTTAAGTAACATTTCTCTAGTGCAGTTAAAGTCTGCCGCTGGAGCACAATGTCCTTTGTCGTAAACATTATTTACATAATCTTTTGCATCTGAAGTATGAATTGTTTTATCTGTATAAAAATCCATTCCTTTTCTAGATGCTCCAGCACCTGTACATAGTACTTGGTACTTTACCCACAATGGTTGTTCTAGTGTCTCTGAATACATCACTTCGTAGATGTCTGTCTTTACATAAACGCTATCTCTTAACTGTCCAAACCCTACTAACGGAAGTAAGAGTAATAATAAAAACTTCTTCATATTATACCTTTGCAATTGTAATTCCTTCCACGTCTACTATTGGTAGTTGTGAGATAATTTCATCTCCTGATACTTCTGGATCTGTTGACTCCAGTACGTAGTTTACTAATTCTTCGATAGATACTTTATCTTTAAATCCTGTCTTACCTGAGTCGCTTGGTATTAGTACTAACTCTAATTCAAAATTTTTAGTACCGTTAAACTGTAACTTATAGTCCCAGATGTAAAGGCCATCTGCTTTTGGATATGCTTTTGATAATTCTCTGTCTCCTGCTAAATCGATTAGATCTTTTAATGTCATAACTTTATTTTTTATTTAATTGAATATTTAATTTTTCCGTCTGGTGATTGTGCTGTGATGCCTCCGTTTGTTATACTTGTTAGTTCTAGGAAGCAGCTAGTCTTAATTAAGTGCTTTACCTGTGCTGTTTGTAATTGACCCTTTCTCCATAGTGTATGAAGAGTGTACAATGTTTCTACTGTAGTTGCTGGTCTCATCCTACACTTCTCTTTTGTCCTCAAATGCAATGATGTGAGGTCTCCAAGTCAATCTGTAACCATTATCTCTCACCCAATCAAACATTTTTGGATATGATTTGAATAAAGCTTCTCTTGAATCTCCAGCTGGCATGAACCATACTTTGTCTTGAGGTATGTCTAGCATTTTAATACAAGCCATAATTTCTGCTAACGCTTCTTGATCCTCTCCATCCCATACTGGCTTTAAGTGGTAATCGGAATGATACGAGATTGATTTAGAAATTGCATCGTAGTTTAATCTTAACTTGTTATGCTGTTTGATCATTCTTTCATCTGTAACGTCTCCTTGAGGTGTGAGTACGCCAACCTTAGGGACAGAATTACTGAACTTAGGGGAGATTGATAATAGATTAATTGGGTAATCCGTTTCAAGAAAATGACTTCCTTCGGTCTCAATTGTAATGAAAATATTTCTTTCATGTGCAAAATGTGTTAATTCATTTACTAATGCTGGATGCATTGTTGGTGATCCTCCTGTTAGCATCATCTCTGTGATGTGAGGATTCTTATCGTACATGTTGATAATGTCTTGGAAACTAATATGTCCTTTTTCAGGATGAATACTTGTGTACCAAGAATCACACCATCCACCTTCACCAAACCAACATCTGTGAGTACAGCCTGTTGTTCTGATTACTACTGTTGGATAGCCTGCTCTACTTCCTTCTGATTGTACAGCTGTATAAAGCTCTACAATTGGAAGTGTTTTGTTATAATCTTCTATTCTTTTCATCTACCTGTTATTTGTTTTATATACATTTCTACCGCTACTACTTTCTGTCTTAGATTTAATTTAGAGTCTATTACATCCTGTAAGTATTTGTGGAACTCTTCCATTGTTAAATTAGGTTTTGCTACCATACTATCCGATATCGTAATGTTCCCAAATAGCATCGATATGCTCTCTTAACTTTTCCATAGCTGCTCTAGCTTCTTTACATAGTTGAACTAATTCCGGATCTTCTTCTCCTTTATATCCATAATGCTCAACCCAATATCCAAATCCTTGATTATCAATTTCTCCGAATAATTGTTCTGCTTCTTCTTCTGATAGTTTAATTTTACTCTCCATATATCGCTGAGTTTTTGTTATGTTCTTTAAATTCTACACTCACTACTCTTACTCTACCTTCTGTTTCTATTTGTATAAATTCAGATACTTTATCATAGATAAATTTAGCGAATTGTTCTGCTCCTGTAGCTGGAATTATTCTTAGTTGGATTATTTCTTCGTTGTGCATCTCTAATGCTTTTGGTAAGAATGGATCATCTTTTGCAATGATGTAAGTATGGTCGAACATATGGTCCATCCATGCTTTAGGAGGCATACCATCAATAGTGTTTTTAGCTCTCTTCATTCCTCCAAAGTCCCATACCCAGTTTCTTTCGTCTAGATCTCCTTCAAAAGTAATTTTGAAAGAAATACCATAACCGTGTAGGAACCTGCAATGAGTACCTTCTGCTCTCCATTGACGAAATACTGTTGAGTATCCATCAAAGACTTTTGTTGATTGAAATTTCATTTGTTAAAATATTAAATTGTAAATTGTTGTCCATATAGCAACTGTTATAGCTCCTAGTAGGATCCATACAAATGCTTTTGTGTAGTCTTTCTTAAATCTCTTTTTAGGCTTTATTCCTAAAGCTTCTTTTACGTGATCGTTTACCTGTCTCATAACTCTAATTTAAACTAATTCTTCGTAAATACCAACTATTTCACTTAAAATTAATACTCCGGCTCCTATTAGAAGATTAAAAGGTAGTAGGAAGTATCCGAGTATTCTTATACCGGATTTAATAAATGAAATTGTTTGATGTAATTTTGGATCTGGAATTGCTAATAGATTTCTTCTAGCTGCTTCTTCAAGTAGTTCTTGCTGAGTTGTAAAGTTTGTATAGGTTTTGAAATCCTCAGGTGAAAGTTCTTTCTTTTTTTGTTCTAGAACTCTATCCATTATAACCGATTGTTCTGCTCTCTCTATGGAGGGCTTCTTAAAATATGTTGCCATAAGGTGTGTTTTTAAAGTGGTGCTACGACACTGTTGTTATATGTTAATAAATATAAGAAATATCTTTTTATGATCCAACTTACTAAAGTTTTATACTTTTGGAATGTCTGTTTGATACCATCCATCTCCTTCATATACGTTCATAACATCTTGAAAATATTTCTCATACATAGGAGCTACATTCTCTAATGAGAACTTTTCTCCATACTCTCTACAAGTCTTATAATCTATTTCTCCGTTATTGACTTTTATAGTTGCTTTTAAATAATCGTCAAACGTTCTACATCTATAGCCAGTTACTCCGTTTATATTATTCTCTGCAAATGCTCCCCAGTCTGAAGTGATGGTAGGTGTTCCTGATAGAAGGTTTTCTATTTGCACTCCTCCAAATGGTTCAACATATTGTGAAGGTAAGAAGCATCCTTTTGCATTCTTCATTAACTTTTTTCTCTTCTCAGTACCAGCATACCCTACAAACTCTACATGAGGAGGAAAGATTCCATCCTTATATGGTCCATCAGCGTCAATCTGTCCTGCTATCTTTAATTTATAACCTAAGTGTTCAGTAACCTGGATTGCTATATTAACTCCTTTTCCATCAAAGACTCTTCCTAAATATAAGAAGTAGTCTTCTTTTTTATCGCTAAATTCGAAATCAGAAAGATCAAAATAGTTTGGAATTACTACTTCATAGTTTTTCATATCGCAATAATTCACTCCCATCAGTCCGTAGTATGCATGATAGATTGCATAAGATTCAAATACCTTCCAATTGGCCCAATGACCTCCGGCGTAACCTATTCCTGGTTCAACAGTTATTAAATCTGGATGTCCATCACATACTGGACGTACTCCTGATCCCCAGAATGGAAGTATGAAGTCATTCTTCTGTTTTCTCTTTCCTATTTCCTCTATAGCATTTTTATAGAAGGTTTGATAGGCTTCATCCTCTACATTGTACTTAAAGAATTTAGATTTATAGTCGTGAGTACCATATACCTTTTTCCATACCTTATTGGTAATAACTGTTACGTTTTCCGCATATGGAGCGTCGCTCTCCTCATGTCCGTAATGGTATATAGTATGCCCTCTCTCTCCCATCATCTTACAGAATTTCCAAGCTTTTTGTGTATAAGCACATGCTACAAATTCTCTATTAGTGATTGTATGAGGAAGTCCTAATACGTGGAATGTAAATTTATTATTCATAGTTTTTAATATACGAAATTTATTTTAAGACTCCAAACTTTTTGGATAGTATTTTTCGTACAACTCTGCTTCTTTCTTTCCACAGTCCTCACATTGAACTCCTCTTCCAACAGTGCTTAACATCTGATCGTACATTGATAGGTTATCTAGTTCTTTCATTTCTTCTTCAGTAAGATCTTCTCTTTCTAAATTATTCCACCAATCTTTTCTTCCCCATTTATCAATCATTGCTTCCATTTCAGGAACAGGAATGCACATTGTTATAAATCCGTGATAACAATTTTCTTTTTCTTCACCGCAGTGGTGACATGTTTCTAGTTTTTTCATTTCCAAAATAATTGAACCATCATTATTGCAAAAGCTAATCCAAGACATATAAGTGTCTTCAAAGTAAATGGTTCTTGAAACCATAAATGTGCCATATAACTAAATACTATTGCTCCTATTGAAAAGCCCATCAGTCTTGAAGGCCATAACTCTCCTCCAAAATGCGATACCATATACTTTACAGACATAATATAAAGAAAGGAAATTGGTACCCCCATTAGTGAAATAATCATTGGATGTTGTTTAAACCATTCCCATCTGAATTGTCCTTGTAGTTGTACAAATGTAAGTACTTGTGCCAGTACTCCGAAGCTAAAACCTATTATAAAATTCATATGTACTGTATTAAGTAGTAGCTCAACTTATACCCTACAAATGCTCCAAGTGCTGAAGGTATTGGAAATACTATTAGTTTTCCTAAATCTGTAACGTATTTAGGCCTGTTTAATAGCCTACCCATAAAGGCATAGTATGCTAGATATCCCAGTAATACTGCAATGTCTGTTCTTGTTGCAATGAATACAACTAGAGTTGCTCCAATAAAGGCAAAAGTAAAATTATCTCTTACTCCTTCCCAGATTTCTTTTCTAGTGGCGTCTTTATACTCCTTAACTATTTTTTTTACTTTTGCTTTTGGTACTTTCATTTCTAATTGCTTAAAGGTGCTTTAATTGCTGGATGTGATTGATAATTAAATAACAATACATCTTCTATTGATGAACAATATATTCCATCTCTAACATGAACTGTTGGTAGTGGATAAGGTTCTCTTGTTCTTGTTGGTGTTGGTTTGTAATATTCATTATCAAAGTCAGGTAATTCATTTGGGTTAAAAAATCTTTCCATACCCGTTTCATAATTGTTACTAAACCATATATTATACCTCTCTTCATTAGTTAAATCTCTCCCAATTTGTTCTTTGGCTTGTTCAATATGATTTGAATACAAATGAACATCTCCTAAATTACCAATCAATTGATCAGGAACCATATTTACTTCATCTGCTAACATCATCAATAATAATCCATAAGAAGCAATGTTGAATGGTAAACCTAAGAATGTATCTACTGAACGTTGATTCCACATTAAAGAGATTGCTCTGGTTGGTATTCCTTTACTGTCAAAATCTTCTTTAGTGTAACAATCTGCGGTACATCTATCTTTAAATTTAATATTATATTCATTATACCTTTCTTCGTGACTCAACTCTCTTGTATAAACTTGAAATCCATAATGACAAGGTGGAAGTACCATTTGATCTAATTCTCCAACATTCCAAGCATTAACCATCATTCGTCTTGAGTCTGGATTGTTGGTAAGGTCTGCGATAAGTCTACGGATTTGGTCTACTTCATATATATTCATCCTCATATCAAAATCAGAGTTATCTATTGAGTTCCAACCTCTCCATTGTTTACCGTAGATTGGTCCTAAATTACCCCATCTTTCAGCAAACTTATCATTTGTTTTAATAGTTTCAATAAACTCTTCCATACCCATTGGAAAGTTTCCTTTGTATGTGTTCACATAATTTTTAAAGGCATCACCATCCCAAATATGGCAATTATTATCGACCAAATATTTTATATTAGTACTACCCTGTAAAAACCATAACAGTTCAGTTACAATTGTTTTGAATGGCATTTTCTTAGTTGTAAGCAAAGGAAAACCATCCTTCATGTTATGTCTGATAGTATAACCGAAGATTGATTTTGTTCCTGTACCTGTTCTATCTTTCTTATCAACACCATGTTCTAGTATTGTCTGGAGTAAGTCTGTGTATTGTTTATCTAGTTTATTCATTCAAATACTTATTAAACATTTCTTTTGCTTTTTCTATATTGTTAGTATCTTCTTCTAGAATAGCTAGAATAATAAAGTTTGCTTCTTCTTCAGTACATTTTTCAATTATGTCAATGTATACTTCTACATCAACTCCTAATTCATCTGCGATGGCCATATCCATCATGTCAAATAGTCCTGCCATACTTTAGTTTTTTATATTTTCTTCTAAATGCCATAAGATGCCTTCAAACTTATCTCTAATGTGGGTATATTGGTAGTAAGGCATTCCTTCGTCCTGTAATCTTTTTACATAAAGTCTTACTAATTTATAAGCATTCATACGATGTGCTAGCGTCTCACATGAATTGATTACTTTCTCAATCCAAATTTCAATATCTACTGGTGTGTTACTTTCTGCTGCCATTATAATCTACTAAATTTTAATACTCTAGTTGCTTCTACTGCTTCCATAAATTGTTTATGTGCTGAGTTCTGTGAAGGCTTTCTTCCAGATGGAGTTGTTATCTTCTTTACTGCTCTAGGCTTTCCTTGCTCTCCCCAATGAATGAAATAATGTCCTGCATCTTTTATAAATGCAATTTCATTTCCATTCACCGTCACTGTCAATAATGTTTTTACCATTTTACTTTAACGTATAAATTGTCTAATATGTTTTGTTTTTTACCTCTGATTGTATCTTCAAGGTCTGCTCTTTGTTTTGATACTTCTTCTTTGATTCTCTGTACAGCACGCTCTGTTACTTTCTTATCAAGGTTAAGAGGGTAGATTTGTTTTGTATTTACAATTTCTGCTTTCTCTATATCGATGATCAGATCAAGGTGAAGGCAAGGTACTTGAATAAAGTATTTAGCTACCTCTGGATCTTTAAGGGGTGTTTCTGCTTTAGGATGATAAAGCAATTTAAGTATATTTCTATACCCTCTTAAGTCTTCTTGAGTTAATTGTTGTCTAAATTTCTTAGCAATCTTAATTCTAGTTCTTCTAAACATAACCTTTTTGTTTTTAATTAATACTTAAAGATAAGAAAAAAGACTCACATATGCAAGCCTTTTTCTATTTATTTTACAAATAATATATTACTTTCAGAATCCCATTCTATATTCCAAGGCTTCTGAGTATATTCGTATCTTTCGTCTAATACTGAGGCATTTATATAATGTATGCCGTCAATAGTCTCAACTCCATATCCTGAATGAATATGTCCACAGACATGGATCTTTGGTCTAAATCTCTGAATTCTTTCTGCTAATAATTCACATCCTAAATTGTCCCAAGGTCTTCCTTCTACTGTATCAACAGAACCCCAAGCCGGGCCGTGTGTGATTAAGATGTCTGTGTTGTCAGGAATTGCTTCCCACTTGCCTGATAATTCAAGACTGTTTCTTTGTAAATTAAATGCCCATGAATAGAATTCTGGTTGCCAAGGTGATCCGTAAATCTTAATGCTCTTATCTGTTGCTAAGTCATATATCTCGTATGCCTCGTCTTGCAGATAGATTATGTTTGGAAATTTAGATAACCATTCTTTTACATCTTCAGGATGGTTTTGAAACATTCTATCATGATTACCTGCTATGAACACTTTCTTATCGTAGCCTGGAATTGAATCATACCAGTGTAAGAAATCAAAGATATCATTCTTATTGTATCCTGAGTTCATAATATCACCAGCATGGATTAGTAAATCACCACCAGGTAAATCTGAATATGGTATTTGTCCTTGCCGTGTATGTGTATCTGATATGAATGTTATTTTCATTATAGTTTTTTGTTTTTAAAGTTCTGCCAAGATTCATCTTCATCTAGAAATTTCTCAATAAGAAAATATATACCTACTACCACAGCAGCAATATTAAGTAAGGGAATGAGTAAATAAGGTAGTGGTTCTAAAAATTCTTTTACAGCCCCTCCATCTCTTTTAACTAAAAAATAAACACCTACTATTGATATTAGTAGAGGTAAAACGTAAAGTAATAAAATCCAAATCATATCTTTTGCTTTTAAATTATACCTAAATATATGAAATTATATTTGGCTTTCCAAACTTTTCATTATAATTTTATAAACTTTTTTACCCTTATGTGGATCTCCTTTTCCAATTGCCGGATGTATTATTGTTCCTGGAAATTGTTTGTAGTACCTGTCTAGAGTACTTTGGTTCATTCTTCTTACTGTACCCCAACCCCATGAGCCTTGAATGATAAAAAGACGAGCATTTGGAAAAGTTCTCTTAATAGTATTTAATAAAACATCTATACCTCTGTCCTTGTATCCATCGTTTACTCCTATGCATACACATACGCTTTTAACTGCAGGAGATACAGGGTATTTAAGTGTCTTCCTATTCAATTTAACAACACCTATACCTGATTGGCATAACTGTTTTACTTGTTTAATTTCAGTTGAATGCCTGGCCAGTAGGTATGTTTGCGAATCACCTATTAGGATATGTTCCTGACTAAAACTAAATATTGTAAATAGTAAAAGTAAATATTTTATCATTTATCTTTTTTTGGTTCATCTTCTCCAAACAAATCCTCTCCTTTATAGTCTGGATGTTTTGTATGCATTTCATCTATTCCTCTAACCCATAGTGCTACTATTCCAATTAGCACAAATATTCCTATAGTAATTAATCCCACCATCCTTCAATATTTTCTTCCATTATTCTAAACAGTAATTTTCTTGCTCTGTCGTGATTTATATGAGCAATATTCATTGCGATAATTCTTTTTATTTCAGATTCATCTCTATCATCTAAAGTAAATGGTCCTTCACCTTTTAACACTCTCTTATAGACTAAAGGATACTTTTTAAAGAACTCATCATAATTTTCCCATATCTCTTCTGAATTATATAAAGATGATCCTTCACGATCCTCACAAGGTGTAAACCAAACTCTGTCCTTATGGTAATCCATATACTCCATTAAATAAGGCTCATCTTGACATGCTTGAATTAATTTAACACATATTCTCATATTACGAGCATCTTGCTGTGCTCGAGTATGAAAATCTCTTCTTCCAATATAATTGGCTTGAGCTTTCAACTTATGTTTCATTACTTCATAAATGTAATGCCCGTCCCAATTTCTATCTTTCCATATAATTGGAAACCAGTAAATAAGATTTTGAATACCCCATTTAATTTCTTTATGTAAGTATTTACCATCATGTTCCCACCACAGATATATTCTTCTAAAGAAGTTTGGTCTTGGTTGGTTTTTTAAATCTTCAAAAAAATCTTCCATAATTTTTATACTGTATGTTCAATTTGTACTCTTACACAATTCTGAGGTAATCTATGGATGTGTCTGTAGTTGTTTATGTAACCCATCATATTTGCACTACCAACTGCATTTGCAGAATGTATTACAACATCAACAACAGGAGATCCATCAAGCCACTGATTGACCAACCATTTAGTGCAATCCATTCCAGTTTTCTCTTCAATGTTATCATAATTTAATTCGTAGTTGTGATACACGTTTGAGTGCCATTCAGCCATTGCTGAAGGTCCTAAATCATGATCTAATGAAATTATATCAATGTTTTCTAACCCGTAATAAGTAATTTGATCTACAAATTGTTCATAGTTTCTAACTACTTTCCAAGTTGGATCAACTGGTGTTCTTACGTCGTCTAGGTATATTTTTATTTTATTCATATCAACAGTATTTTCAATACAAGTACAATCTGTTAAATTGTCATTACAGTCTTTACATTGCAGTTTAGGTTCTTCTTTAGGAATGATGATTTTGTATTTACCCTTTAAACATTCTTTAGCATTTGGACAACTATCATAATTCCATTCACAATTAAGACAAACACCTAATTCTTGTTTAATCTCAACAAACTCACAACTCTGATTCTTAACAAACCATTCTAGGAATTTATCATCAATAGCTTGTACACCATCTTTGATTAACTCTTGGTCTGTTGTTAGAATGATTTTTCTCCAATCTCTTCTATCAAACAATCCTTGAGCATCTACTAATTTTGGAGTTGCTTGTATAAGGTAAATTCCATCAGTACACCATTCTCTTTCTTTAATTTCTTCATCAGAAGTGATATAGATATTTTGAGTATTCTTTCTCCATTGAAGTCTGTGTAATTCTAATACACCATCTTTGTTGTAAGATAATCTACTTGAATTTTCCGTTGGTAATACGTGTATGTTTTTCATAACCTTTACTTTAAATTAATATCTAAATATACGAAATTTATTTTGATAAAACAAACAATTCGTATACAGAATTTTCTGTATTAAATTTAATATAATCTTCTCTTTGTTCTACAATTTCTGTTACTGGTGTTGTTTGCCAAGTGAATGAAGGTCCGAATGGAGACATTAATAAACTTCTTCCAACAGCAATGTCTTTAAAGTCTGCTTTGTATCTTCCTTCTTCATCAAACTCTAACCATTTTATTCCTACTGATGTTTTAGTTAGTTGATCTCTTTCTCGAACTAATTTGTATTTTGGTTCTAGTTCTTTTCCGAAGATGGACTTAAATGCTTCATCTAGATCAAATGTACCTTGCTCATTTTGAGTTAGTAATATTTTTGGCTGTGCTCCTCCTATCATAATCCTTTTTCTTTTTTGAATCGTTCTAATACACCATCCTGCAATACCAGTCCTTTCTCTCCTGCCACTCTTTCTACTAACCATATTGCAAACTCAGCAGCAAATTCTTCTGCTATTTTTTCGCATTCCATAGCATTATCTTCTGCTACATCTTTATCGTATGTGTTGGATAACATCCCGCTACCCATAAAGCAGTACATTCTAGGTAAAAACTTTTCTTTTAGTGTCATATTAAAATTTACTTTTTAAATCTTGTTTCTTAATAATCTGTTTCAATCTTTGAACGTATGTTGGATCCTCAGCATAGTTCTGTCTTAAGTATTCAAAATACTCTCCTTCAGTTTTAATACTTCTTAAGTAAGATGAATAATACAAAGCATAATCGATAACTGATTCTTGCCACGAATCGTAATACGCATGATTTCTGTTTGTACCTTTTGCTAAATTAGCTCTTAACTTAGCTTCTTTCATACCGAACATGTTATTGTTCTCTAGAAAGATAGTTGATTTAAAATGCCCTGATTCTAATTTAGCTTGTGCTAGAATGATGTGAGGGTATCTAAAATTTAACTCTGTAATCTTTTCAATTAGTTTTTCTTCTGAGAACTCATTATATTCTCTAATTACTATTAATTTGTCTTCTTGAGATAAATTTTGTACCTCATTTGCTGGATTAGATGTGAATCCAAATAATAGTATTAATCCTACTGCTGCTCCTAAACCTGTTAATGTTTTGTTACTTACATTAACTTTTTCCGGTAACAATGTTTCTTCATTAAATTTGTAGTACATAACCTTTTTGTTTTAATTATTATACCTAAATATATGAAAAAAGAGTTGAACTAGCAACTCTTTTAGTAATTATTTTAATGTGAATCTCCTACATCATGCTTCTCTCCGTAGATCAAATAGTCTGGATTGATTACCTTTGCTACTTTCTTTCTATCACCTGAGGTATGTTTGATTACAATTCCTTCATGTGGTACTTTTGTTCCTTCAATGAAGTTATTAAATACAAACATGTCTTGAACTTCTTGATTCCAAGTTCCGGTGTAAAGTACTTCTACGTGAGGTAAGTGTAACATATTGATTATTTCATATTGAGCTGAATCTGTTGAGAGATATTCGTTATCCATTTTTAAATCAAATCCTACGAACTCAATATCTTTCAAACCATATTCATAGTTCTTTTGAATACCGGCTCCATAAATTTCTCCGTAAAGAATAATTCCATCACCTACATGATAAGTTCCAAGAATATCACATAGGTCCCAAAGTTTTTCTTTAATACTATATTTTTCAGCTATTGTTCTCCAAACATCAGTTGAGTAAAATCCTTGTGAGTCACTTCCTTTTTCACAGTTATGTGATCCATAAATGTATTCATAATCAATCCACTCATCAGCAAGTCTAAAGAATTTTTTTACTTTATCCCAGAATGATAACTTACCTTTCTTTACAATACCGTATCTAGCATTTGTACCATGAATCTTTCTAGTGATTTGAACCATATCTTCTTCAGTGAACATTCCTGCTACGTTTTTAAGATTCGGGAATTTGTAGTAGATGTGGAAGTTTTGATTGTCTCTCCACTTAATCTTTCTACCTGAAGCCAATTGAATTTGTTTAACTGGTGGTTCATATTTTACAATACCAAATTTTTCCATCATGTCATCTCCATCTTGGTATCTGTCTCCATATCCTGGAATGTATTTAGTTGGGATGATTAGACATTCAGAATAAACTCCTCTTAATTTTACAGTTCTTACTCTACCTCCTTTTCTTAGGTAAGAAGTAACTCCCATTTTTTCAGAAAATGCTTCTGGAATTACTGCATCTGTAGTTGCAATAACTGTTAAGTCACCTTCTTTAAATTCACCTTTTTTAGTGATAGCATTCCATCCTCCAACAATTACTTGTTCAATGTTGTCAGCATTTGGGATTGCTTTAATTTCGTTGATTGTTGCTACAAAGCAAACACTATTTTGATTTTCCATTTTCTTTAATTTTGTTACACATAATACATTTAACTTCTTTCAATACTAACCTTGTCCCTCGATAATTTATTTTCCAAAATTCTCTGAAGTCATGTTTGCATTCTTTTTTCATAACTGTACCTCGAATCTATTTTTCATTTGTACTAATTTTTCTTCTGGGACTCCATGCTCATTTACTCCTCCATGTCTATTTTCTACAATTAAAGAATAAACTCTGTATCCGTATTTTTCTGCTAGATCATAGTATGGTTGCATTTCCCATTCCTGAGTGAATGTATTTGATACTATAATTTTTTCATCAGGATTTATTCCGTTCCAATTTGACATTGACTCTTCAACTACTTGTCTACACCATTCATGAGCTGCTTTTAAATTTGAAGCATTGAATTCATATTCTCCTTTCTCATTAAGAAAGAAATGATCTGCTTCATACCAAGAACCCCCTATACAATTTGCAAATGTTGATTTACCTGCTCCAGGTAATCCTCTTAATAAAAATAACTCTTTCATACTATTCTCTTTTATCAGATAAATACTTTAAATAAAATGCCCATACTAAGTAGAATGTAGCTCTATCAATTTCTCCTGTCCATGTTGCTCCTACAGCCAAACCTGTACTTATTGCTGAGGCTATTAGTAGTGTTGTTTTCATATTTTATATTTTTATAATATTATTTACTACTAATGCTCCTATGGCGTAACCTAAAGCTAAAGCAAAGGCCATTTTTATACGTTCATTCCAGAATTTAGATTCTACCATATAACCTGCAAACGGTAAAGCTAGAAATGGACCAATAAAAGCAAAAAATACCATTCCTATTGTATTAGCTTCTGCTGTAAAGCGAATATAGAATGTTGAACAAATCTCTATAATTAAAGCACTTGTAAAAATTATTCCATATTTTATATTAGATTCTTTTCTCATGATGATCCTTTGGCAACTCTAACTTTCTTATTGGCTGTTTTTCCATCAACGATAATACTTCGTCTAATGAAATTGGCTCTAAACCGTTTCCATCTACTCCAACATCCATTGCTTTACCCTCTGCTACTCTTATATCTGCCGGTAAATGAACGTGTCCATGTAAGTGAATTACTCCGATGTTCATATCATGCCATGACGCAATTGGATAGTGCATACAAACAAAAGTAAACTTTTCAGTTGTTGCTTTGTTGATTGGTCTTCTTACTTCTAATCTCAAGTATTGCTGTACTGAAGAAAATAGTCTTTGAATACCTTCCTTGTTTCTTTCAATGTGGTGATCATGGTTTCCAAGTACCAAGTGAATGTTTTTACAGTTGATTTGACTTCTGAATTCTTCAATCTTATCAAATCCTCCAAAGCTAAAATCCCCTAAGTGAATTAGAATATCATCTTCACCAACCATGTTGTTGATGTTATCCACCAAAGTCTTATTCATAGAGGCAAGTGAATCGAATTCTCTTGTCAAGTTTGAAGACTCAGTCCAGTTTGTAGTAGCACTGCAAATGTTTGAATGTGAGTAATGTGTGTCTGATGTAAAGAACAATTGTTGTCCTTTTTCTAATACTAGTTTCATGTCTTATTAATTATACCTAAATATACGAATAAAAGCCTGCCGAAGCAAGCTTTTTGTTAATTATTTTTAAAAAAATTGTTGCTGGGATGTAAAGCATATAGACGATGTCGAATGCAAAATCAAGGTCAAAGACCTTCCTTACCACAAAGGCAAGGACAAGAACTAAGTCTCAAAGTTGTTAGCCAATTACCTCTTTCGAGCAGACCTGTCTAACGGTTGAGTTCTATCTCAGTTTTGTAAAGTTTGTAAGGAAGCGAGTGTTAAAGGGCACCTGGCCATTAAATGTAGTTGATTTGCTATCATATAGTTTTATATTTAAAACTCCACTATCCCAGCATAAAGCTTTGGAGGATCGGCTTGTGCTTACCTCCTTAGCACCAAATTATTGTAACTGTTTTAAGAACATATCAACCACTGGCTGAAATCTAGAATCAATATCAATCTTCATATTAGCAGCTTCTTTGATTCTTTCTTGACGTTTTGCTTCAAATTCATTAGAAGCTTTTCTAAAATCAGCTCTCCATTTCTCCAACCCTGCATTGTAGTCAGCATCCTGTTTGCCGTTTATCTCATTCAATTCAGCTTGAATTTCTGCTCTTTCATTAGCAATACGAGCATTTTCAGTTGTTACTGAGTTCTTTACTTTAGATTTAAAGTAGTTAACTTTTTGCTCATAGTTTCTATGAAGACTAGCTAACTCTTCGTGAATTGCAAGTAACCCTTCTGAGGTGTGGTGAATAGAAACTTTCATAGGAGTTTTCTTTCCTACTTCGATTTCCATAAACTCTAAAGTCTTAATGGTAGGTAATTCACTTCTTAATTTATCTAATTTACCTCCTTTGTGGATAAATTGTCCAATATGTGAAGCGTAAGCTTCTGCTTCTAAGTATTCGTTATACTCTGCTGTAGTCAATTGAGACCATCCCCATTCCTCATCTATTAAGGAAGGTAATTCTTTAGTTGCAGTTTTAGGTCTTTCTGGAGCTAGGATAGTATAGTCAAAGTCCTCAAATTGGATCTCTTTGATTAATTCGTCTTTTGCTTTGATGTTCTCCATCAAGAAGGCTTGTGTAGCAGATAGTCTTGCTTTTTCTGTTAACAGTTCTACTGTATTTGCAGGCATTGGATTACCCTGAGTCTCAGTATAGGTCTCTGAGCCAATTACTAATGTTTTAGAAACATTATTAACATCTGCTAATTTATTAGAAATTTCTTTTGCTCTTTGATTGCACAAGTTTGAGATTGATTGTGCTTGAGACATTGATAACCCTTTTGTAGATAACGAATTTTTCATATGATAACTTTTTAATTTTGATTTATACTCTAATATAAGAAGAAAGGTTCAGGTTTCCAAACCTTTCTCCGAATATTTCTTATTGGTGATGTTTGATATACCTCCCATGTCTGTCTACTCTGACATTCATTCTTGTTAAATCAAAATACCAATTGTTAAACTTACCCAAGCGAGATTTCTGTCTTGCTTGTAGGTTTGCAGATTTTTCTGCTTCTTCTCGTCCGTTCTCTGTTGTTTCAACAAAAAACGTGGGAGCCTGAACACCAGTCATGCTGGTTGGAACTACTCTCCAAATTCTCAATTTCTGAGTCATAATACTTGAACTAGTCAAGTACTACATTGGAGATGAGGGAATTGCTCTCATATTGGATAAACTTTAGTGTCCTATACAGGATTCGAACCTGTGACCTTCTCGTTATGAGCGAGCTGCTCTAACCGGCTGAGCTAAAAGGACAATTTGTAGCGTAGCGTGGACTCGAACCACCCCCCAGGCTTATGAGACCTAGATGCAACCTTTACACCTTAACGCAATTTATAAGCGGTCTGCACGGGGATCGAACCCGCAATCTTCGCAGTGACAGTGCGACGTGTTACCAATAACACCTCCAGACCAAAATGCCCGTCTGTTCCGAGCTGTCAACCACCAGCTGTTATACAGCTGTATAGTGGAGCTACCGGGATTCGAACCCGGAATAACAGAATGCAAATCTATCGTGATGCCAATTTCACTATAGCCCCAGTTACTCGTCTTTCCGAGTCGTCAAATCTAGAAGCTGATTAAGCTATTCCTCCTAATACGAATAAAGAGCTCTGTACTGCGTACGGGATTCGAACCCGTGCCTTATCATAGAAAGTGATACGTGTTTACCCCTTCACTAACGCAGCAATTTGAGCGGCTAGAGAGAATCGAACTCTCATCTTTAGATTGGAAGTCTAAAGTAATGACCATTATACGATAGCCGCAGTTGAGCTTCTGGACGGGATCGAACCGACTCTATTCTGGGTTACAAATCCAGTGCACCACCATTTGTGCGTCAGAAGCAAATTTAAACTATTAGAGGCTATTGGGAGTCATCAGTGGCAGCCTTTCACCGTAAACTCGGCTTCCCAATCTTATCTGCACATCTATCTAACTTTTTACGCATAATAGTTTATATTTTAATTAGAGCCGGGCTATGAATCCGTTCTGCAGGTTAGCCCCTGCTGCTTTAACCTTTATAAGCTAACTCTAATTTTGTACCCAAGGAGGGACTCGAACCCTCAATATCTAGATCCTAAGTCTAGCGTGTCTGCCAATTCCACCACTCGGGCATTTGCCGCATGTGCGGCCACTTATCAATCGGTAGCTCCCTCTCGTTGTCCATCTGTGGGTGTAACACATTTGGTAGAGGGTCGAACCTTCAATGAGGTCGGTGTTGGAATCGAACCAACGTTACAGAGTTTGCAATCCTGCGCCTAACCATTCGGCCAACCGACCAATTTAAACATCTAGCCTGACCTGCCAGACAGTACGTGTCGTCGATCGTGCGTTACGTAGTAGATGTTTTATCTTCTTTCTTATACTTAAAGATATGAACTTTATTTCTTTCTAGCAACTTTTTTTACTAAAAAAATAAAAAAGTTTCCCATTCCTTTGGTATGTGTGTCATAGTTCTCATTAACATTAAATAGTGAGGTCTTTTTGGTTCTGGAATTTCCTTACCGTATTCCTCTAATGTTAAATCTGCTTTCTCATGATTACATGGTCTGCAGGCTGTTACTAAATTATCCCAAGCATCTTTTCCTCCTTTTGATTGAGGTATAACATGGTCAAGTGTTAGTGTTCTTTGATTTGAACATCCGCAGTAAACACATTCGTAATTATCTCTTCTATAAATATTCTCTCTTGTTAGAGCTACTTTTTGAATATTATGTTTTACATATGTAAATACTCTAATAATAGAAGGTTTATAAATTGTTAATTCTGGGTTATACAGATTAAATGTTTCTGGATGTTCAGCTATTACTTCAGCATTACCTTTATAAGAAATCACGAAAGCTCTTTCTGTACTTATAACTGATCTTGCGATAAAGCTGGCATCTACTACTAGTGCTTTTTGATACTTACTCATGATTTACTTTTTTTAATGAAACAATATATTTGCGCGAACCCTAGGAATCGAACCCAGCCGTCGAGGTTTTGGAGACCTGACCGACACCTTGTCTGTGGAACGCATTTGTAGGGTATCGCTTAACCTACCTAGATTAGCCTCATCTACTTAACCCTTATGAGGGACGATTTTTTTGAACCCATACCTGGACTTGAACCAGGACTGAAACGTTAGAAGCGTTTAGTTCTTCCGATTAAACTATACGGGCAGTTGAGGTCTTAGTAGGAGTCGAACCTACGTTCTATCGTTCGTAGCGATAAGTTTTTCCAATTAAACTATAAGACCAAATAAGAGAGGCTTTATTTAAGCTACTTTCTGCTATGCAACAGGGTAGGCAATTAGTCCTACATCTCTCTCTTTGTACCCCTGACTGGAGTCGAACCAGCAAGCCTGAGCGCCAAGTTTTAAGCCTGGTGTGTTTACCATTTTCACCACAGGGATATGTTTGTGTGAAAGATGGGACTCGAACCCACAATCTCCTGAACCACAATCAGACGCTTTACCAATTCAGCTACAATCACCATATTGTACCGACTACAAGTTACGCTCTTGTCTGAGAATACTTATGAGATATTCTCGATCCTAGATCAAGTCGGTAGTTGATAGGGAACCTCTTACCCTATCGCTGTACTATCTGATTTTAAAGTGTCTTACCACGGGGCCCCGTTCGTACTTCCTTCTCCTGCATTCCTTAGATGCGTTGTGAGGACGGTGAGGAGGTTTTTTTGAGGAAAGCAGAGGTATCGAACCCCATGCCCGAAGGCACGATACGCTTAGCAAGCGGTCTCAACTCCTAGTTGATTTACTTTCCCTTTGTAGGTAATATAGGAATCGAACCTATAACCTCTCACGTATCAGGCGAGTGCTCTAACCAATTGAGCTAATTACCTATTTTTGTGCTCATAGCTGGAATCGAACCAACCTCGATAAGTCACTTACTCCAACCAACTGCTACTTGTTACGTACCTTGAGCTTTTACGATTGACCGTCACGTTATCCCACTTCAGGTTGGGGAGCTACCACACTACCTGTTATACGAGCATTTAATTGCGGGCCTGGGAGGAATCGAACCTCCATAAGATGATTAACAGTCATCCGTAATAACCTTTATACGACAAACCCGGTTGTGGACCCTACAGGAATCGAACCTGTTCCTCTAGTTCTTCAGACTAGCGTACGCACCAGCTATACAAAAGGTCCAATTGTGGGATACTGTGGAATCGAACCACACGCTTCTTACAGCAACGATTTTACAGACCGCTTATCACACCAGTGACTGAAGCATCCCAATTTGATCATTCTACAGGAATCGAACCTGCTTCTCCACCCTCCACGGGCAGCGTAGTCACCAATCTACCAAGAACGAAACTATAACAAGCTTTCATCGGCAAATTACTAACTCATAATAGACTCCATATAGTCTTGAAAATACTTGCCGGTATTTTACTTGCTACCCAGAATTTTGTACCTCGTGATAGAATCGAACTATCGCCCTTTGCATGTAAAACAAATACGCTACCATTACGCCAACGAGGCAAATCTAATTCTACGCTTCGGTCTAAAAGCCCTTCTATGAATTAGTAACAGTCTTCTTTTGTACCCCCGGCTGGCCTCGAACCAGCTACCCCCGAGTTAAAAGCCCGGTGCCCGTCCACATGAGCTTCGAAGGCAAATCTAATTCTACGCTTCGAGGACTTACTCGCGTGGTCTTCTATGAATTAGTAACAGTCTCTTCTCGTCTGGTAGGCAGGATTCGAACCTGCGTGCTCTAGCGTCCAAGGCCAGCGAGATAAACCGGACTCCTCTACTACCAGTGGTGAAGGGATTATTTTTTTAAAGTAGAATTCGCCCATCTCAAAACTACTGTAATTTCCGTAAGCAAAGCCATCGGGCTGATTCCCTGTACTCATGTCTTGCATCGTTTTCTCCATATGGATTTCTCCACTACTTACTGATAATGCTTTCTTTACTAACCGTCCTACTTACTGATCAAGTGTTGGGATAGGCTTTCATTACTTACAATTATTTGTTGGCTTACTAGGATTCGAACCTAGACTAAAACAGTCAAAGTGTTTTGTGCTAACCGTTACACTATAAGCCAATATTGAGGAAGACGTGGGACTCGAACCCACAACAGTATTACCTGCTACCACTTTTCAAGAGTGGCTCCTGATCCAGCCGGATGCCTTCCCTATGCTTTATCCAATATGTCAATGAACTCTTATTCTTTATTTCTGTACCTAAAGATACGATTTTTTTTTCTTTCTAGCAACTTTTTTTTAATAAAAAACCCGAATCTTTTTTTGATCCGGGTACCTTACTTATAATATGTATTTTATACTATATCATATCATACCCCGGTACCTCCTTGTTTCGGTTCGTTATTATATCCAGCAAAGCCTAAAATGACATCCCCACATAACGAATCCGACCACGTATTCAATGCTCTTGTCGCTGTGCTAAGTTGTTGATGTATGTTTTGAATTGCTTTCATTTTATTTGCTTTCTATATATAAATATATGAACTTTTCCATTCCAGTCCAACTATATTTTAATTTTTTTTCTTTGTGTTTTTATATATTATAAATATACGAACTTTTATTTTATAAAACAACTACTGTTCTTTGGATTAATTTATCCGTTTATTAATTTTTTTTTCTTAACTGGCTCACATCCATCATTGTTAATTGACGTAAGTTTTTGTTCTAATTTGTCTACTCTGGAGTCTGTATAGGAAATACAGTCTGAGTGTAGTTTGTTTACTCGATCAACTTCCTGATCAATTCTACGATTTACTAATTCATCGTTTCTAGAAATCCAGTTCTGTATTTCAGTTAACTCTTTTTCTTGCTTTGCTACTTTGCTTGCTGTTCTAAACGCTACCACAACCCCCCATGCAAGGAGAGCTATACCAACCCCTAAAACAAATGCTAAAATTTGTTCCATAATTTATAATTTTTATTTCAAAGAACAGTAGTTTAATTTTGTAGTCAGGACAGGATTCGAACCTGCTCCAGCTTTGCCATAAATAGTATATTTCAACTAAACCTTGGGGAGGTGCCACCAACCAATGGTCTCCTGACTGTTTGGAATCGGTGAGGGATTCGAACCCTCATCCCGCTTAGAAGCGGTGTTACCCTCTGTCGGTATTCATTCCCGATTACACCAACCGATTCTTTTTTTACCAACCTTGGTCTTTCAGGGTTTCTGATTGAGTGCAATAAGTGGCGCCTTCCTACTATAAACCCTTGTTCGGAAATTAATACACTCTACCTCTCAATTAACAGCGAGCATTGGTAAATTACTTTGTAGTTGCAGCGTCGATTGAATCTTGTACTGCTTCTGTTGCGATAATTGCAGCCTCTTGAGTTGTATCAACTGCTACTGAATCAACTACTACTGCTGTTGAGTCTACTGTTGAGGTTTCAGCTGTGTTTACTTTGTTACAAGAAACTAATACTGTTGCTACTAATGCTAATGCTAAAAATACTTTTTTCATTTTTATTTTCTTTTGTTGTTAATAATACTTAAAGATAAGAACTTTAATTCAATTGAGCAACTTTTTTATTAAAAAGATACTGTTGATAAAACTTTAATAACTGTAGTTTCTGGATCAAAATCTTTATCTAAATGTTTTGCAACAATTAAATCAATTGATGCTCCGTTTTTTTGCTCAACCCATAATTCTTTTACAAATTTTGTTGAATTGATTTCATTTGTATCCGCATCTCTTGTGATTGTGAATACTGCTACTTTTGCTTGAGTTGGTCTCATATTATTTGGTATTAAATTTGAATGTGAATAATTAATTGTTGAATTTCCTGATAAGGTTAGTCCAGATGTTACTTCTAATTTTGTTGATGGATTAATATTACCCATTCCTACTGTTCCGAGGTTTGTGTTGATAGTTGTTCCTGAATATCCGTTTATTGTTGCTGTTCCTGTTGCTTCAAACATAATCTTAATTGTTATGGTTATTTAATACTTTTGTTACTTCTGTTACTACATGTTCCCATGTTACTGGTCCTGTTTCGTCTGCGTAAGGAGCTGGATCAGGTCTTCCTAATTTAATAAATGCTTCTACTCTTTCAACTGATGAAGCTGATTTATAATCTGAGAACCATTCTTCAAATTTTTCAAATGTTACTGGGTCATGGTATACCATTTTAATTGGTTTGTAAGATGTATTAGTTCTTGAATAAACTTCATCAAAGTCTAATCCTAACTCTTTACATAATACTTCTCCGTCTTGTAAGATAGTAAATTTATCTCCTTCTAAGTAAGGTGTAAAATACCCTACTCTTTCTGCTTCCCAGTTACCCATTCTAAAAGCTGCATCATCTGCATCTCTAAATTCTTGTCTACAGTCTGGATAAATTGCATGATCACCTGCATGGATACCCATTGCAATATCACAAGTCTCTCCTGTTCTATTTGCAACTGATAAAGCTACTGCTTGAGTAATAGAAGCAAATATTTTGTTTCTGTTAGGAACAACTGTTGCTTTCATATTATCTTCTGCATAGTGACCTTCTGGTACATCTTCACCTCCTGTTACTAAAGCTGAATCTAGTAAATCAACTAATCCTTTTAATTGGATTTGGCGATACATAACTTCATTGTAGTTTTTTCCTACTACCGTAATTGTACCTAATTGATCTTGTTCCGCTTTTTCAGAGCAACCATTAAGGTACTCTACTAATGATTGAGCTCTCTCTAACTCTACTCTGTGTTTTTGACCATAGTCAAAGCTAATAGCTGTAACTGTGTCATACTCTTTTAGACATCTAAGTAATAAGGTACTTGAGTCCATTCCTCCTGATAAGGATACTACAACATGTTTTTTAGACATAATTTATAATTTTAAATAAGCCAGGTATTTTAAGCGTATAGGCAAACGCTTTTAGTTTTCTCTTAATTCAAATTCTAATTCAGGATCACCGACTTTGTCATAACTGAATTCCCAATCTAAATCGCTATCGAATGTTTCCCAGAAAAGATCTTCATTTTCTTTATACATTGTTAATTGTTCGTCAGTAAGATTTACTTCATAAACATTAACATCTGTTACAGTTTCGTATTTTCTTAATGTAGCCATAACTTTTATAATTGATAACTTTGACGATCTCCTAAGGAAGGTTCTACTTCTGATTGTTCAGTTTTAAAATACTCTTGTAAAAATTCCCTCTTATAAAGCATTACCTTTCCTTTGTATCGAGTATTTGAAATTTCTCTAGTTCCTACTTCCTGTTTTGCTTTAAGAGCTGCTTTATATACTTTGTCTCCTAACTCTTGTCCTGCAGCATAACCTAAGTAATCGTATAAAGATATTAATCCTCTTTCTTCCATAACGATTTAATTCTGTATTTAATATACGAAATACTTCCTCCTACTGCAACAAAAAATGCAGAAATGTTTAGTAAATTAGGATGCCAATGCTCTCCACATAGTCCCAACGCATGTTTAAATGTCTCTACCATACTCTCTTTCTTAATCGATAGTAGTCATTGTTCGCATCTTTTGCTCAATAGAGTTCCAAGTTTCAATATATTCCTTTATTGTCTTGAAATGTTTATTTTCATTAAAGTTTAGTAACTCTTTTGAAACTGTTTTTAATGCATGATTGAATGTGGCTGGATAGCTTACAGTTCTTAGGTATGCTTTATCGTCTTTACCTCTGTTTACTCTTTCATAAACTGTGTAACCTCCTGATGGAGAATGTGTAATGAAGAATGGCTCCATGATTGGATCCTCGATAAGGGTATCGCCTGCCGGTATTGTATCTGGATTACGTAACATTTGTTTTGATTTTTAGTTTAAAATTAATTCTTTTAATTCTTCTACCCCTAGTCTTCCAGATGCAGCTTTTACTTCTACTCCGTCTTGAAGAACTACTGTGTGAGGAATTCCTCTTACCTTATGCTGACCTGATAAGTTTTCTGTATCTTCCTCTACATTAATTTCTAAGAAAGTAATCTCATCACTTTCTAACTCTTCTCTTACTTTTGTAAATGTAGGTCCATATACTTTACACGGACCACACCAATTAGCATAAAACTTAATTACCTGCTTTGCCATATGCTCCTTTTGATTTGTAGTGATCAGCTTTGCTGAATTTACTTTGTGATTGTTCTTGTTTAGGAACTGATGTTCTTCCTAAGGTTGGAATCCATTCCATTAGTTGAGTATAAATACTCTTTGCTGAATTTTTAGACATATCCTTTATTTTTGATTATACTATAATATAGGTATTTTAATTGAGAAATACAACTATTTCTCTACCTTTTTTATACCTCCCCACTTGAGCATATTGTTTATTCTATTTTCTAAGGTAATAAAATCTCCTACCTCTACACAGTATTTAAGTTGACTCAATTGAAACTCTCTAGTACTATTAGGCTGTTCTTCGTCCCAATATTCTGGATCTAGTTCGTACTTCTGTTTTTTGTATGTAATAGTATATTCTTTACCTTTCATATGATAAAGATACGAAATTTATTACATTTCTCCAACAGCTTCTACTAAAGCTTTTTTAACTGCTCCTGAGAATGATGTTTTATTAAATGGTAAATTATCGTCGTTCAAATCTAAGAAAGTCGATTGAACTGTAGTGTTTGCTTCTCCTTGACCCCAATATTCTTCTCCTTTTACTAATAGTCTTAATTTTACAATAGTAATTTTTTTAGTTTTAGAGAATGGTCCTAAAGAGGTATTTGTGGAAGGTGCTTCAACTGATAACACTTCTACTTCAACTGGAGTTCCATCTTCACATATATCGTATTTTTCAGATAGAATTTCTTCAGTCATTTGTTTAATTCCGAATACAACTCTTTCTTTTTTCATTTCTGGTGCTTCAACTTGTGAAGACACTTTTGTTACTTTATAACATTCTTTAGTAGCTGTATCAGCTGATACTAGAAATACTAATGCTAATAATAAAAATAATTTTTTCATAATACTAAACTGTTTTATCTTCCAAAAAGGAAATTTGATACCTTATCGTAAAACCTTTCAAATAATTGATTTAATTTTTTCATAATTAAAATGTTAATTTACCTCCTGTTAATATTTGGTAATTTAAAAATTCTTTACCTGCTTCGTATACTCCTGTAAAACTTACATTAAACTTAAATGTCTTAGTTATTTTTAAATCCCATGAATTAAATGGTACTACTATTATACCTGCATCCCACCATTTACCTTCATAGAACTGAGTGAATGGAGAGTAAACTCCTAATACTAGTACGCTAGTACTAACTCTATCACTTAGTTTAAAACTACTATGTGCTCCACCTACAGCAGATAGGTTTAGTAGAGATCTTTCTCCCATTTTACCCGCTGTAAAATTAACACCAAACATTCCTGTTAGTTTATTATTTACTTTATAAGATTCTAATACGGTAGTTGTACTAAAGAAGTTTTTATCAAAATCCATCATAATAGATTGAGCACCTACTGTATTTAATTTTTTAGATTTATTAATCCAAGACTTATAAAAAGTAACGTTCAAATTATTAACACCTGAAGTAAAATTAAATAATACTCCTTTAATTCTAGTTCCCCTAGTATTGGCGTGAGTTATACTTCCTACAAATCTAAAATTCTGAGTTTGATCAGTATTTGCAATAGCTACTATATCCCCAGAAGCAATTAAACTTCCTACACTCTTAGCTGCATTGTTAGATTTTTTACCACCACCTGATGTTCCTCCGCCTGAACTTCCTCCGTCAGCTGATCCTCCATCTACAGAGTTCGATAAAGAGTTAGCTAAGTTGTTACTACTCCCGCTTGACCCTTCTACAGACGACTCAGACGTAGGACTTCCTGTCGAAGCTGGTTGATTTGGATTTGTAGTGTCTCCTCCTTGCTGAGGTGTTCCTGTTGAAGATCCTGTAGGTGTTCCTCCAGAAGGGTTAGGATTGGTTTGGCTTCCTTGATTTTGGTTACCTGTTGGGCTTGTTCCAGCAGTTCCTGTATTTGTTCCTGAATTGGTATTTGAATCGGATTTTTTTTCATCTTTTGAGTTTTGGTTAGTACTACCTCCTTCACTTTGTGAAGAATTTGTTACGCCTCCGGCTGTAGCTGTCATAGAGCTTCCCATAGATCCTCCTATGGTTGCTATGGATTGAGCTACGTTTGTTACTGATATTACATTTGTAACAACAGTTAATGTATTAGCGACTGTTATATTAGTTATACTATTTACAATTGCTGTAGTTACTGATTCACAAGGTGAGTTAGAATTTTGTTGAGATACTTGAGCTATCCAGTTATCAAAGACTCCTGAGGAGAAATCATTTGCGGAAAATGTACTTTGGTTATCGAAGTAGTTTACCATTACCCCTCCACCGGCTGGTACGTAAATACTCTTTGATACTAGGGTACAAGGATCTTTGTAGGTATAGGTGTACTGGCCCCAGGAGGTCAGGACTGAAAATAGTGAAAATAATAATATCCATTTTTTCATTAACTACGAAATATCCCCTTTTTAATCATTTTACTTACTACTCTTGAAGAAGCAGTTTCTAATGACTTTTTGGTAGATACTCCGATTGTTGATTGATTGAATTTTGTATCGTCGAGTCCGTCTAGTAGATTTGCTTTCTTCACTGTAACTGCTTCACCGGAACCTGATCCAGTAATTATTTCACCAGTTTGTGCATCCACAAATCTTATCTGTAACCCTATTATTGTTTTTTGTTTTATTTCTATTCCGTTGCCTCCTATTTCTTCATCTTCTCCAACTGAGAAATCATATACTTCAATGTATACAAAATATCTAGCTAAAACAACATTTCCTTTGACAACTATTTTATTTGATGAGATTCCTTTTGCTGATGCTTTATCTTGAGCAATCATGTTTTGTTTTATCTCATTTCTTTCTTCTGTAAATACAAATCTATTTGTTGATTCTAAATACTCTAATACAATATTTGAAACCCCTAAACCAACTCTTTTGTCTTTTAATTCAGGATACATTTCATATAACTCTTCATTAATACCAATTTTTAATATTTGAATTGGTATTTGAATAGTATCAGTATAATCAGATACAACTTCTAGAGACTGTTTCTTTTCGAAATCAGCCTTATACTCTTCAGTTTTAGTAGATCCTACCTTTTGGGCACAACCTACTATACTGAAAGCTAGAAATAATATTGTGAATAATCTTACCAAGGTTCTTCTTCTGTTTTTGGTTTAGCTGGAGCAGGTGCTGCTTGAACAGGTGCTGCTTGTTGCTTAACGTTGTTAGAGTTTGAATTGTTTGATTGTTGTTTTTGTTGGTTAGTGTTATTGTTTTGTAAGTTAATAACAACAGGTGCTGCAGCTGGAGCTGCTACTTCAGTTTTTGGTTCTTCTTTATCTTCAGAGTGACCTCCAAATAGTTGTGTTGATAACCAAATACCTCCTCCACCAATTACTGTAGTTAATGTTCCAATAATTGTTTTTTTCAATCCTGACCAAGTACCGTCGTTGTTTGTTTCTTCTGACATAGCTTATTTTTTTATTATTTTAAATGTTTTTGCGAAGTTCTTACTTCTTATATTTAATAAATAGTTACCACTTGGGTAAGCAGTTAAATCTCCATAAGTAGTATTAGGTCCTTTTGCAAAACGCTCTTTCCTTATATTTAGAAGATTACCTCCCATATCGAAGATTATGATTTCATAATCCCCACTTACCGGTAAAGACATCTCCATTGTTACAATTCCGTCTGTAGGTACTGGGTATGCTCTTCCATGGATTCCATCTTCATCTAATGGTGCTGCATTTCTATTATAGTTGATATATCCATCCGTATTAGTTACAGCGATATCCCACCCCTGTACATCTCCTGCTGTCTTTCTTCCTACTGTTATAGGAGTCTGAGCCCAGTTAGTACTAAGTACTGTGAATTTTAATATGAATAGTTCTGTTGGATTTGTTATAGAATGCTGTCCATGAGTCTTATCATACCCACCCCATCTTACTTTTCCACTTCCAGTATCCATTGTATATGTTAACCAGGTCTGTGCTTTTTCAGATAAGATTATTTCTGAGAATTGTAAGATGCTTTGGTCATAATTTAAAGCAAACTCTAAACTCCCTAATACATTTCCATTTGTTTGAATTGTTACAGGAAGGTCTATAGTATTAGATGGAGACACTGTAATCCCAGGTACTTGAAACTGTACCTGAGAATATAGTGAATTTATTGATAATAGTGCTATGATTATATAGCGTAACATATTAGTTATGTCCTGTTCCGTTTGCGTCTCCTAATACTAGTAGGTAGTAATTGGCTGCTGTTGTATTGTTGATGTTAGCTGATAAGAACGTAGCTACCCCTGGAATTGTTGCTGATAAACTTGTTGTAGCTGCTGCAATTTGAGTGTATTGAGCTTCTGTAAAGAATAAGATATCAGGATTGTTTGGGTAAGCTGTTAGACCTTGAGCCAATCTAGAGAATAATGTATATGAATCTGAAATTGTAATTCCATTTGCTTGGTTAGGGTTAGCAGTATAGAATTGAATTCCAGTTGGTGTTTGTAATCCTGTAGCAATTTGAGCCATCATATCAGCATCTGCTGCAGATAAAGCTGCTGGAGCTGTAATACCTGGATTTACTTTTACTCTAATTTGCCAGTAGTTTTGATCTAAGTTAGTTGTGAATTCTGCTACTCCTGTTGAAGCCGCTGTATTAACAGTCATTACATCTACCCAAGTTGTTCCGTTTGAAGATTTTTGTAATACAACCGGTATATCTGAAGCTGGGTTAGTTGGGCTGTTTAAGAATGTAGCAGCATATTCAAATACGGGTTCTGTGAACGCACCTCCGTAGTTATGTAATCCTAATGTTGTATCAGTTCCATTTGCTAGGGTACCATAAGCAGGATAAGCTGTTGCTCCTGAGAATGACATAGTAGTTACAGCTCCATTAGTATAACCTGCTTTAAATGGTAAAGCTATATTGAACATTGCTCCGTCAGCAATATTGAAAGCAACATCTGCTCCGGTGTAAACCCATGTAACTGTTACATTTCCTTCAGTAGCGTTTACTAATGTTTGGAAGTAACTGTTTGTTTCGGTCCCAGTGTATGTTACTGTCGGAGAAGCAAATACGTTTTTGTCGTACCAAAATCTGTACTGTAATGCTTTGATAGCTGTAGAACCAGCGTTATCATAGTAAATTGCAACGTTTGTAGGTGTTGCTCCAATTGGTGCTAGGTTGTAACTAGCGTCAAATATCAAGTAAGGCTTAGTAGCATCAGGTGCGGTAGTTTGTGCAAATCCTGTTAATGATACTAAAACTACACCTAATACTAAAAGTAATTTTTTCATTTCTTTTGTTTTTAAGTTATTTTTATTTCACAACCTGGTGCTTATGCACTCTCATACCTTTTATAAATAGTCGCAACTTTAGTTGCTATATCCTAATCTTGTTATATAGTAACTCGAAACTCCTCCTGATATAGGATTGTTTATTGTTACTGATTGTACCCCTGGGATTGTTGTTTTTAAGTTTAATGCACTTCCACTAATTGAACTCCATTGGGATGATGTAAATATCCTACTATCAGGAGGTGATGCTGCAAACGAGTTTATTAATCCATTTCTTCTAGCAAATATTGTGTAAGTATCTGATATTGTTACTCTACCGTCATTATTAACATCAAATCTAAAAAAGTCTCTACTTCTTAAAGCTAGTGTTCCTAAAGTTACATTATTTGAAATCTGTGCATCACTTACTTGTAATGTAGGTAAAGTTGGAGGAGTAAATGTTATGTAGTATTCTATAGAAGGATTTGTTGGTGTTGAAAATACATATCTTCCTGTAGCATCTGTTGTCGCTGTTGTTACTAAAGCCCAAGGAGTAAAAGTTACTACATAATCAAATTCTATCACATATGGAAGTGCTTGATTATTAGGTAAATCATTCCATCTACCTGCTCCTACAAATTGAACATAATCTTCATTACCTGCGTTATTAGGTTCACCTGGATTCCATGATTGATAAGAATAGGGTTCTCCTGTTACCCATCTCCATTGACCCTCGACTGCTTCATCTGTTAATCCTATCCATCCTGAAGGCCATAGGTTGAATAAAAAGTTATTTTCAGCTGCTGATGTTACAGTTACTAAATAACCTCCCATATTGGCACATGCCTGTCTTGCATCTGTCCAGAAAGCACTTCCAGTTGATCTGTAATAGGAATGTCCGTTATAGTTTTGTTGAGATGTAAATCCTGTCAAAGTAGGTGTTGTTCTACTATACAACTGTACTTGTACACCCGGTATTCCTACAGCGTTTGATCCGTAGATATAACCGGAGTGCGTAAAGGTTTGACCGTACGTAGATAGAATACCCCCTAGTATTAGTAGAGGGTATAACATTTTTACTATTTTGGCTAGTATATTCATTTCATATAAATAGCTATTCTTCTGTGATCTCTGCTCGGTTTCCATCTACTGCAATTTCATGCCAGTGAACTCTTCCTTCTTGAATTGCTTTTTTAATATTCTTTTGTTTTCCCATTAGAAATGCATTTCCTGATTTTACTTCAATGAAATGTACTTCGCATTTAGTTTTACTTTCTGTGTTGGTAAACCCTACATAGTCAATTGGCATTCCAAGGAATACTACATCTTCTGCTGGTATAGGGAACTTTGTCATAAAAGGTACAAAGTGTTCAATTGTCTTACCCCAATTAACTGCTGAAGATCTAAATGTAGAATCTTTCTTTACTTTTGCTTTCTCAATTATATGAGCTGCTGCTGTTTCTTCAATTTGTTTTCTCAACTGTGCTACCTCTTGTACATACTCTCTCAGTTTTACAGTTAGTAGAAAAATTACAGTTGCTAGGAATAGTGAAATAAATAATTGTATCATATTTTTTTAATTTTATCCATCACAGCTTAAACAGTCTTCAGAAGTTCTACTTCCGATATCTCCGTTTATGACAGAATCAGTTCTTAGATAATATAACGTTTTTAATCCAAGTTTCCAAGCTGTCTGGTGAACAAGGTTTATGAACTTAGGACTATCACTTGGATCGAATGCTAAATTTAATGATTGAGCCTGGTCTACGTACTTCTGTCTTACTGAAGCTTGTTCTACTAAAGCTAGTTGGTTTATTTCTGCAAATGTTAAGAATACTTCTTTATCTTCAAACGGCATAATGTCTTCAGGTAGATTTGCAATTGATCCTCTATCCTTTAAAATCTGTTGCCATACCTCTTCTGTATTGTGTCCTTTGTCTTCTAAATACTTTTCTAATACTGGATTCTTTCTAATGAAAGTTCCTTTAGATGAATTGAAAGTATAAACGTTAGCTGGAATTGGTTCAATACCTGCCGATACTCCTCCTGAGATTGTTGAGTTGGAAACTGTTGGAGCAATTGCAATTAAATGCGTATTTCTCATTCCTGTTCCTTTACACCAGATTGGTTCCCCATACTCTTCAGCTAACTTTCTAGAAGCAGCTTCTGCTTGTGTTTTAATTTGAGAGAATATTCTGTTTGTCCAAGAAGTAGATGCAATTGAATTAAATGGTAATCCTTTTGATTGTAAGAATGAATGCCATCCTAAAACTCCTAATCCTAATGCTCTTCCTTTTTTAGCAGAACGGTGTGCTCTAATCATAGAGTCCTTACCATTTGTCTTAACTAAGAATTCTTCTAGTACTCCATCTAAGAA